TTACTCAGGTGGTTGCATTATGGCAAAGCAAGGCTCGCCGTCCAGTTGCACCCGAAGCGAGGCACGGATCAGCCCGGACATGCCGACGCGCGGCCCCAAGCTGCGCTCCAATTCATCGGCCGCCGCCGCGATCTCGCGCAGGCGCCGAACCTCCCACAAAAGCGCGCGCACATCGGCCGAGTCATTGCGACCTTGAATTTCTTTCAGCTGCTCGATGCTGAGGGGTTTTCGAATCTTGCTCATAACTTTTCGTTTGCCCGATGCCAGTTCATCCTCGCGCGTTAAACTCGATCGGCATTCTATCGAACCATGCGCGCCTCGCGCTTCGTCAGCTCGCGTTCTTTCATGTCGATGCTAACCAGCCACCCGCCGCGCTCCAGCTGCTCCGGACGGTTCTCGAAACTCGAGCGCAACTGCAGGCCGCCCAGTTCGAACGACTCTTCCGACATCCACTCGATATAACAGTCGATCAGGCGACCCTCCGGAAATGTCGAAATCTGATGGCTGCGCAGCTCAGCGCACGTGGTCTGGCGCTGAAGCACATTTGAGTAATTATCAGCCACCGCCAGCAACCCGCGCGAGCCACCGCTCTCACGCGCAAGTTTTTTCGGTAGCGCCACTCCAGATCTATACAGTTCCCTGGCTCGAAATCCGATAGCGTTTTCCGGTACGAAAAGTTTGCATACCCAGGTCTGGGCGACCTCGCGGGTGTGGCCGGACTCATCCCTCGTCGCCTCAATGCCACTCAACACGATATTCCATCCTTGAACCCGCACCAGTTTGGGCTTGGCCAGCTGCGCCAAGATGCGCGGCGCGCCTATCGTCTGCAGGCGTGCCACTTTTGAAGGGCGTCGGTTCCCCTCCAGCGTTACGTCGACCACCAACAGTTCGAGCAGCATGGCGCCCTCTACTACCGGTGCAGGGGCTGCCAGCACTGCCCCATCCTCTCGACGCCTTGATGCCCAAACCTTCATCATCCATCCCAAATATACTGTACAAAAACACAGTATATTGCCAAGCTTAGAAAACCAGAAGGCGAAATTTGTAACTAGTAGAGCCCGCCCTGCTCCGGAGGTGCGGCCGGCGCAGGTGCTTTCGAACGTGATCGCGGTTGCATAGGGTCGGCGACGAGCAACTCTGCTAGATTCTGCAGATAAACGCCCAATTCTGCCAGCGAGCCGCCCATCCAGAATTGATGCTTCTCAGCATCCACAATCATCACCATGCGAATTTTTTTAAATGACTAATCTGGCTACGCCCAGAATCAGCCCCCCACAAGTTGCCACGACGCCAAAAAGTGACAACTTACCAGAATGCCGCTCAAAAAAATTCCTAACTTTAAGTTTTACAGACTCTTTCCCACACTGCCATTTCTCACCGTTAAAATAGGTAAAGTAAAAATCAATTGCATACTCGCCTGGCCTGACATTATTTTGCAATTTTAATTTATATGAAAGGGGGGCTTGTCGGATTTCCGACTCAGTCGATATTGTCGGACATCCACACGAGTTTATGTCAAAATAAGATGTTGACTCAGTCCAGGTAACGTCTTTTATTCCCGCAATGTTGCATGAAAATCCGCTAGCATCTATAGCGGTTTTCAAACCACCAAAATATAGCCCCTTTTCATCTTTGCCAAAACTATGAATAACTTCTGATTTCGCACCATCAAATACTGAAGTTGAAACATACCCGAGAATTTTGCTACCCTTAATATCTCCATATCCTGTTATAAATTGATCGAACTCAAAAAAATCTCCAGGATCTATAACGTTTGAAGTTACCCGTGTGGCTAACTGATACGCACCTGGTTTTATAGCGTGATCTGCCCGCCGTGGCGCTACTAATATCGCGTCATCTGCAAACGGGATAGCTTGGTTGCCTTCCTTGTTTTCCTCTAGATTGTTCATTTTCGCCCTTGAGTGATCAGTTGTAATATTGTGAATAAATTCATTTTACATACAAATCCTCGGCAATGGGGATAGAAGATATATGACTTTTGATATCCTTTTTAATTTAACTTTTCTGCCTTTAGTAAGCACTCCTGAAAAACGACGTCGCAGCTTAATTTGGAGAAAACTAAGCGACGCTGCCGCTATCGGCAGCCTGCAACTACCGCCTCCAGTTCCACTTCATACTTCCGTGCACGCGGCCAGTCTCGCGCCAGCGCCAGGACAATCTCGCCATCCGATGCTGACGGCACTAGCTGGTCGAACTCAAACCCTGGGCGCACCGGCACCGCGCCAATGCACGACACCATCACTGGCACCTCGACGCGCTGCGGCGCCGGTGGTGCGCTGCCGCAGCCAGCCAGCACCACTGCCAGAATAATTTTTGGAATAATTTGTCGCGTCATCCGGTGTTTCATCTCACACCCTCCAGCAACAGCCTGACAACCGGCATGGCCTCGTCGCAGGTCGTGGCGCGCGCGCCAGCAACTTGCGCCAGGGCCGCGTCGTACTTCCTGCCCTTGGCAACGACTGCCGCCTGGGCCGCCGCGCCGCGATCCTGCGCCGCCAGGGTTGCCTTAGCCATGCCATCGATGGCGCGGTTTTGCTCGCTGATCGAGGCCCGCAGCGCAGCGGTGACGCCCTGCTCCAGCACCAGCGCCGCGCGCGCGGTGTCACGGTCGCTGGCGGCCAGCCACCAGCCGGTACCGGTGGAGCTGGCAACAGCCAGCAGAACACCGGCCAGGACAATGGCCGCCGCCTTCCAGATTCCGCTGACGGCGGCGCCCGCCAGCGCGCCCAGGGCGATCACGCCAGCACCCGCTGCGCCACCGCGAACAGCGCCAGGCGCTCGGCCAGGCCATTCACGCCACCGTTGATCCGGCGCGTCACCTTCACCTGGTCGCCGGCATCGGCCAGCGCGTTCAGCCCCTTCGTCTGCCAGAACCAGCCCGCCGAGCGGCAGGCGTTTACGGCCTGCTCGAGCAGTTCAGGCTGGGCCAGCAGATCCAGGCCCAGCGCCTTGCCGCAGGCAGCGTAGTTCGTCCGGCCGGTCACCTGCAGCAGGCCACGGCCACGGAAGCGCACGCCGTCACCGCGCTGCGTGTTGCCCAGGTCGGCGCGGCCCTCGTATGCTTGGCCGCTGGCCAGCTCGCGCACATAGACCAGGCTGCCGGACTCATGACCCACCTGCGCCAGGAACGATGCCTGGCGCGCCGGCGTCGTAATCCCGAATTCCGCCATGGCCGCGTTCAGCGGCGCCAGGAAGGCAGGCGCGCGCGCACGTGCCAGCGGCATGATGGCCAGCAGCTGGGCCAGCGTGACGGCGTTCACAGACCACCCCGCACGTCCTTGACGATGGCAGCCACATCATGCGCCAGCTCGCCGATGTCCTTGTCCTTGCGCTTGTCGAGCCAGCGCACCGTGGCGCCCAACACCCACCAGGCGGGCAAGCCGGCGGCGACCATCAGCGGCGCAGCGATGAACAGGAAGCCCAGGGCGGGTTCGCTGTCGTACAGCACCGCCACCTCTTTCGCGTTCTCGAACAGGCCGGGCCACCAGGAGCGCACGGCCACCACCAGCGCCGGGCCCAGCAGAATGGAAGAAATGATCGTCACGAAGAAGCGCGCGAACGCCTCCTTTTTTGTCTTTGGCCACATAAACATAAATCCCAGGGAGGTTGCGGCAGCGCCGGCCAGGACCGGGATACCAAAAATTTTGATCAGTGCGCCGCCGGCGGCGGTCGTTTCGAGGGCCATGTAGTGCCTTTCAGGTGGTGGAAATGAAAAAACCCGCCTAAGCGGGTTAATAACGGACTGCGCGCGCTTTTAGATCGCGTCAGGATCAAAAGCCTCGCGGATAACCGGTGGCGCAGCAGCGATAATTGCCACGTAGGCGTCCCTCATAGCCTTCTCGAGACCATCGAGATCGGTAGCGGCCAGCACGGCCGGCGCGATGGTGATATCGAGCAGCGCCTGCCGAGCGGTGGCTGCCTCCTGGGCCATAAAAGTGTCGGCGGCAAGCAGTGCCGCCATGCCAATGCCGGCCAGGCGGTTGAGAACTTGTTCGCGGATGACACGAACGGAGTCCAGGTATGCGACAGCGATTGGCGCGAAAGGGAGTGCCGGCGCTGCGGTAAAGGTGAATTTCACGTTGGAGTAGGAGATCGTGTCACCGCGGCAAATTGCAGCACGCAACGCCCCTTCAGTGGCGATATCAACCTCTACAGCGTCATCAGGCCATGTGCCGGCATTTTCATAAGTGGAACGAAGTTCATTTGCGTAAAACCCGCCGGTGATGATCGAAAACGATTTATTCATTTTATTTCTTTCTTATCGGCCAACCGCGAAATAGGACGGCGTTGATCCGCCAGAAGGAGCGCCGCCAATATATGTAAAGATTTTGCAGCCGGCGAGGGTAATTGCCCCCGTTGCCATACCTGTGAACTGGGATGCGGGCGTTGCACCCTTCGGTTGATAGAACGAAATCACATGCAAAACTTCATTTGGGAAGGCTGTGGTAAATATCGCATTCGAAACCCCAGAGGCATCAGCAGTTCCCCCAAGTCCCCACTGAAAAATTAAGCTTCCGAGCCAGGATGGGAACTTTATGTACCCGTTTGGCGTGAGACTTACCGCGAAGCCCATCGCTACGGCTACAGTTGCAATAGCGTTATAGAACCAGCCGGTCGTCGCGACTTTCGTGCTGTTATCGGCTGCAGGCGGAGTCGGTGCCGTAGGCGATACTGTGAACGCATTCATCACGTTCAGCATCGCAGCGGTGCCGGAAAACGGTGCGCCAATTGCCTTCGCGATATTCCCTGCATTAATCGTGGTTTGTCCGTTCGCGACGGTGACAACCCACAAGCCGACATAGCCTGCATCTGCAGCAGGCGTCACTTGCGATCCGGTCACAGCCGCGATGCCGGCCTTCGCCGAGAGTGCCACCGTCCCGTCGCGTACGGTATTGTTCGTTGTGCCTGCCCCGCCCGGGCCACTATATGCGGTCGACGGGTTGCTGGCGTTGTAGTACGGCAGCACCACTGCTCCGCTATCCACCTCTGAAAACGCTGCTTGGATCAGGTAATTGATACTCTGGCCGGCAGTACCAGGTGCCGCGCACGCCAACGTCACGGAATCAAGCAAGATGCCCTGTTTCATGATCGAGTGCGCGGTGTCGGCGGCAATTGAACTGTAGGCCGTGCCATCGATGTTTTGCAGGCTGTAGATCTCACCCGGTGAAATCACAACGTTCAGCGCAGCAGGCGAGTTCGGCGCGCAGCCCAAGCCACTTACTGTGGTCGCTGTACCGATGATAGTCTCCGTCAGCTTTGCCAGGGCAATCATCGTGTTCTTGTTGGTGCCGAGCAAGTCGGTCTCCAAAGGGATCTGGCCTGGATAGATAAGTTGTCGTTTCAAAATTTGCTCCAAAAAAAGAGCCGCATATGCGGCCCTTGTGGGTGAATTTGATAAAAATCAAGAGCTAATGCTCATCCAAACGATGGTTCCGATCGGCTTCACACTGTCCACGGCCGTATACAGGTCAGCGTCCGTCACTGCGCCAGTGCTTTGCGACAGCGCTGCGTAGGCCGCACGAGACGGCGCACTGTAACCGCCTGGCGGTGAGCCGTAGCCGGCGATATACGGGATGCCGGAAGAGGCTGGACGATAAGCTTGCACGAACGCTTGGAACGGCAACAAGATCGATCCGTATGCGCCGGCCACGCCGTAGCCGCTGTTTGGCGCTCCATATGCACCAGTGTCCGCCGGCCGCTGCGGCTCGATGATGATCGGCGCGCGCCCGGTAAGGTCGGTAAGCACTCGGGTAATCGCGTTGCGCGTGGCGCGCTCGCGGAATAGGCTGAGGATGATCCGTGCGCGAAAACTGGCGTCGGACTGGTTCGCCGAGCGCATCAGCGCGGTGCCGAAAAAGTCTGCTGCGATCATGTCGAGCCAGCCCTCTGTCGCCGTCTTAATGCGGGTTTGCAGCACTGCGTATTGATAGAGCGCATATGCGAATGCGGATGCACTGGCGAGGCCTTGGATCAGAGCGTCCACCAAATCGCGCACCGAGCCGAACCAGGGAGGCAGCACACTTTTTATACGTGAAACAATATCTGCTTGGTCGCCTGTCATCACGCCACGCTCACGGTTCCGGTCTTAATGACCTGCAGGGCGGTAGCAGCGAGATCGACTGTATCACCGTTGAGCATGACGGCGGTCACGTTGGTCACGCCTGGCGAGGCATCGTAGGCGATCTGCGTCATGCGTGAAAACGCCAATTTCTGCCCCAGAGTCAGCGAATTGACGTAAGTCCGAAGCGCTGCCGCCACAATCGCGGCTGTCGCTGTGCGGTCGTAGCCGGTGGCCGTGGTAATCGTCATCGAAATATTGGCAGTGACCACTATCGGGGCAAAAACGCCAAACGTCGACGTGAACGGGCGCACTGCATCGATCGCATTTGCCGCCGACAGCAGAAGTTGCGATGGCGGATAGCCCGTACCGTCATCGACGACAGCAAAAAAATAGCCGTTCTGCGCCACGCCGCCGTAGGTGAAATTCTCGGTAAGTGAGAACGTCACGCCCTGCGCCAGCGACGTGATAGCGTTCCCAATCGCCAGCTTGGTCGCCTTCGACAGCGAGGCGATGTAGGTGATGAAACGGGCTCGCAGGGCGGCGTTTTTCTCTGCGTCGACGCCATTTGTGAAGCCGGCCGCGTTCGTGACGGCGTCGACGCCGGGGATCGGCTGATTGATCAACGCAATCTGCCCGGCCACCGCGTTCGCTGCCGCGCCAGGCGTCGATGCGGTCACGGTGATATTGATGCTCGCCACGCCCGGCGCAAGCACGTAGCCGCCCAGCAGAGCGCTGTATGCGGCATTCGTCGCGTCAAGCAGCGCGACATAGGCCTGCGTGCCGTCAAGCGTCAAAACGGTGGCGCCGACCGGGACGACAGCCTGAGCGGTCGGAGTAAAGCGCGAGAACGCAACCAGGCCCGAGGCCGGAACGGCGCCCAGGCGCACAACGCCAAAATCGGCCATCCAGCTATCAAGGTCGGCATCGTTGGAAGTTGCCGCCCGCGTGGCGGCCAGCAACTGCAAGATCAGACCCTGAAGCCACAGAATGACTGTGGCGTTGGCTTCGACTACGGCGCGCAAGATAGAGCCGACGGTCAGGTTGACCAGGCCGCTCGCGGAACCCTGGATCGCCGTAACAGCGTCGCGGACCAGTGTTACAAAATCTTTTGTAGAAATACTCATGGTCGCCTTATTTAGTTACGTCGAACGCGAGCGCCGCCGGCGTTCCGGTCTGCGCATCGTTGTAGCGGATATCGACCGACACGCCGCCCAAGATCTCGGTCACCGTGATGACCGGCGCCGGGCTGCGCGCAACGCACGCCTCGAGAAACATCTGCCCCTGGATAAGCCCCTTGATTTTTGGGATGTCGACGGCGTCGCCGATCATGCGCGGCAGGCCGGCGCCGTAGTCGGGGTGGAAAATATAGTCGCCCGGGATCAGCGTGGTGCCATCGGCATCAATCAGGGCCGGGTTTGTCAGCAGTCGGCGCAGCACGCGCTGCACACCCTCCCCTGTGCCGTCAATCTTTAGCAAATCGCCTGTGGACGACTGTGAAAGGTCGCCGCCGAAATAGTGGTTCAGGTCGCTCATGTGGGTGGATCGCTTATTTCTGTGCCACGACGAATGCCGCCATGTTCATGCTCAATACCGGATTTGCCGCCAAAAGTCACATTAATGGTGCCATCGACAATCGGAGCCGTGATCGTGTCCTGTACGTCTAGCGTGTCGTCCATGGTCACTGGCCCGTGGAAATCGTGGCCGGCCGCCGTGTAACTAATTCGGCCTGGCGCACTAATCTCGACAGTCCCGTTGTTATGGAATTTCATCACCTGCCCTGCCTTGTGCACCAGCCAGAACTCGCCGGACACCACCGGAAGCGGCAGGTCCTGGTCGTTGAAGGCGCGCAGGCCGGCCACGCCGGAATTGATGTCGCCATTCAAAAACGTGACCTCGACCAGATCGCCGATGGTCGGCGGACAGAACATACCCCAGCCGTTGCCCACCCAGGGCGTCAGCAGCGGGATCCAGCCGGTCATGTTGCCCTGCGGCTGCAGCTCCAGGCGCACTGCGTATTTCGTCGGGTCGTAGCTGCGCACGATGCCAGTACTCGGCAGCGCCACGTCGCCGAGCGCAGCCTGTGCCTGCTGGCGCATCGCGTTGAGCATGCCCCTCATATCGCCACGACCGTTTCCGGCGAATGGTTTTTCGCGTGCACAGTCATCGAATAGCCGGTGCTGACATCCATTTCGCGCATGATGCTCTCCGGATAATAGGTTTGATCAAACGCAGTACCTGTGCCGGTCACTGTGATGATGTTCGTCGTCGTCAGGATGTTGTCGGCCGGCAGGCTGGCCACCATCTTGACCTCGTGCTTCGTAATGGCGGCATGTTCGCGCTGGGCCCGATTCAGCGCCCCCTGCGGGCTGGTGCCGAGCATGGTGATGCGGTAGAGCTGCGCCGAAGCGGCGCTCTGGCCAACTTTGATATCGGCCGACTTGCTCGGATAACGCACACGGAACGTGCCTTTTTTGTTCGGCACGGTATAGGTCACCTCTACTACCACGCCGCGGGCGATGCTCAGTGCGCGGCGGAAACTGATGGACTTGCCATTGAAGCTGAACGCGCCCGTTTTCTCGTTTGGCGCCTCCCATTTCAATAAGTAGCTGTCGACCGGCGCTGCCGCGATCGGCTCGAAGTGGAGTTCCTTGCCACGCACGAAGCAGGTAAAGCCCTCGGCCGCCGCCAGCGTGGTCAAAATATCCCACTCGCTGCGCTGTGTGTTGACCTTGATCGTGTCCGTCTCGTAGTAACTGCCGACCATGTCTTTTGTCTTCGTGACCACTGGCGTAAAACCATGGCGCAGGGCCAGTTTCGTGGCCACCTGGGACGCGGTTAGGTTCTGGAATGACTCCATCGTCCGCGCGTCGATCAAGATGGCCGTCAGGTCGCGACCTGAGACAGTCACTGTGCGCATCACGGGATCGAACTCGACGTCATCGACGCGCCCGTAGACCCAACTCCGCAACTCCTGGGCACTATAGTGCTCGGCGTCGGCCGGGAAACCGGCGAACACCTCCACGAACACCTCCGTTTGCGATGCCCAGAACGCATCACCATAGGAGGCCGGCAGCGCCGACAGCGCGAACACAACGCGGAACGTGTCGGCCTCGCTGAAGGTGTTGTTGTCGGCCTCGAACCGCACCCAGCCGTCGACGCGTACGCCGCCCACATTGACAATGCCGCGCGGCTGGCGCGCAGCGGATACAGCATCTGGATTAACCGGCATTGATACCCCCTGTATCGCCCGGCACGCGCGGGACGACTATTGTTTGCACGCCGGTCAGTGCCGGGTCGCTGATTTTGTTGGCCCGGGCGATGCCTACCCATTTCGAAGCATCGCCGTAGGCCTTGGATGCCATGGCAAACAGGTTGCCGCCGGCGGTGGTGATGCTGGTCCCTGCGCCTGATACCGCGCCCAGGTTCGCGCCCATGCGCCCCACCGTCGACTGCAGGTTGAGCAGCAGCGGCAGTTGGGTAAAGCCCACCACTTGGCGAGACAGCTTGGCGGCCTGCGTCGCGATCGGATTATTCGGTAGCACGCCGCCGACCGTCGAGATATTCGAGATCGTGTTGCCCGTCGCGGCGATCAGCGCCGAGACGTGCGACTGGACGGCCAGGACAGGCCCCAGTACGCTGGTAATCGTGCTCTGCGCCGCGCCGGCAAAGGACGACACAGATTTGATGGCAGAATTGAGCGTGCCCAGCATCGTCGATAACGTCCCATCGCCGATTTGATCACCGAGCGCATTCGCTGCGTCCATGTCGTCGCTGATGGCGGTGTCGATGGACAATGCCGTCAGCTCCGATACCGGGATCGTCAGGTCCTCGATGACAGTGCACGAGATCGTGTATGGGATCTCGTAAGCGCGCCGGTAGTCCAGCAGCGCAGATCGAATGACAACCTTGTAAGCGAACTCAGCCCAAGACACGTTGACCTGCTTGCCAGCGATCCGCAGCGCGTTCAGGTAGCGAGCACGCTCGCTGGCATTCTCGCCGATGAACAGGCCAGACCACTCCAGAGGGCGATCCTGGCGCCCCATCGCATCGACAACGCGCCGGCCGCCCGTCAGCTCATGGACAGCCAATGCCTGCTCGCCACCAAAGCCGATCGATTCCGGCACCTCGAAGCGCGACAACTGCATGTCGCCAAGCTGCATGTAAGTGTCAGGTTTCATCGTAATATCCCTGGTTGTGGTGCTGCCATGGACGAATCAAAGCGCCCAATTCCGGACTGTGGCCCGGCCGAAACCTTGGTCTGGTAGGCGGTGACCGCTTTGCCGATTCTTACGCCATCAATGTGAATATTCGTTTCGACCATGCCGGTACGTTGAGTCGTGCTTGCAATCGCGTTATCAACAAGGGGCGAGGTAACCGTTGGGCCACGCGATATGGCAACCGTAGGGGCGCCATAAGGCACAGTGGAAATGCGGGGAGCCACTGGAAGAGACGGCGCTCCAAGCTCACCTTTGGCAATTCGCGCAGCAGCGGAAGGGCTCAACTTTGCGCCGCCTTCGAATTTTGCGGCTTCGATTTCGGACTTTGTAATTGGTCGAAATGCATACAAGGCGCCAGCAATAGTTCCAATGGCAAGAACTGCAATCGCGACAGGGGCGGCCAAACCAGCTGCGGCCACTCCCAAGGCCGTCAAACTAGCAGGTATAGTCAGGCCGGTTCCCATGGTCAGTAACAAGCCGAGAGAATTAAATGCAGCTCCGAGAAGAAGGATTGACCCGCGGATCACCAGACTGCCTGCCAGTAAGGTGAATGCGCCGACCAAGCCGCGAACCAGCCCCTCATTCTCCTTGACCCACTTAGACATCGAATCCAGCCCGCCGGCCAGCTGCAACAGGCCCTTGGTGATGGCGGGAAGATAAACAGAGCCGAATACAGCAAGAAAATTCTTCCATGCGGCACCAGCGGCCTCCTCTGCGCCCTCGGGCGACTTCAAGTAGTGCTGGTAGGCTTCTCCAACTCCCATCGTTTTATTAATAATGGCGGTGTCTTTGGATAATTTCGACGCCATGGTGATCTGAGTGCCAAGAAAATTACCTGTGCTGCGATTAAATTTCTTGGCCACCATTAATGCAATCTGGTCATCGGTCAGATCCATGCCAAAACGGGAGCGAATTAATGGTAAAAGCTTTTGGATAAAAAGATCAGGGCGACGAGCAAACAATTCCGAATCCGCGTCGTTCAAGCCTCCCGATACGATGCTTTGCCCCCCCATACTGGCGATCGACAACTTTTTTTCTTCTGGCGTCATATTTTTCATGGATGCATTCAGGAGGGCGAGACGCTTCTTACTAAATCCCTCCTGCCAAAGTCCAAGATCCGCCAGAAAACCCTTGCCCTTGGAATCCATGCGTCCGCTGATCAACGAACTGAATGCGGTCATTGCCTCCGTCCCAGTGCGTGCGCCGCCATTGATCGCCATCTGCCCGGCAAAGTTTCCGTACAGGTATTCTTTGTCATAAAGCTGATAAGCCATCTTGCCGGTGCCTGATGCAGTCAGGTAGTCCCTGGGGCTGACGCGCATTTTGGTTGCAAGCATCACCTTTGTCATCAGGCTCGCTTCAGCATCGAACTCCGCAGGATTATTTATCACTTTGCCGCCACGGTGTTCCAAGGCCTTAGCTGCGGCATTGATCATGCCGTCCATATCCTTGCCGCCGTTCGCCACCTTGCCTACAATCGACATTTTGGCGAACATATCCGCCGTGTCGACCGCATGATGCAGATCGCCGAACGCAGTGTGCAGGTCATGAATCAGCTTCACGTTTTCGGTAATCGTGGTGCCAAGCAGCTTATGCGACATGGCCGCCGCCTTCCCGAACACCTCAGCGTTCTCCCCGGCAGACAAGTTCAGCGTTTGAAAATTCGCCTGCGCCTGAGCGAGCTTCTTGGCTTCTTCATATGGTCCCTTGAGCAGCATCAGCATGCCCGCGCCAGCGCCGAGCATCAAACCACCTTTAAGGGCATCATTTTTGATACTATTCATGCGCCGCTGGAATAATGTCGCCTGTGCTTCCGTTTTGGCAAAGTCGCCAGCGATCAGCATCAGCCCTTTGCTGACGTGATTCGTCAGCGATAGCGTTACACCAATTTTGTACGCATCGAACATTGAGAAACCTTGGAAAAATATGAAGCTGTCACACAGAATTCAGGAATGGGCAGCCGACCGGGTGTCATGGGTGCAATACCCAAATCTCCGCCCAGCAGACGCTTTTACCCGAGCCGCGTCACGCTCAGGCTCAAGCTCGGCAGACAAACGCCAAATAACGATGGGGCAACGCTTCGACGTACTCGTTTTGGCAGGAGTGCTGGCAATGCTTAGCCTGCTTGGCTTTGCTTTTGGAGCTGCAATTTTCTACTTTGCATTTACGTTAATTTGGCCAATGTAAGCCCGGATCCGTAAAGCAGGCCCTCCGCTGCCGAGTGGCCAATGGTGTCGATAATCAGCTGCTTATTGCGGATGGCAGCCGGCCCAAGCACCGCCCGCGGCGGAATTTTGTCAGTGCCCAGTTCCTGGTACACCATCACTTCGCTTTCGGAGCCGATCACAGCTTCAGCGCCGCTAATTAAATGGCTAACTGACTTACGGAGCTCGCCAGTGCGCAGGAGCGGGTCGTTTTCAGTAAAGCCCTTCGCCAGTCGATCTTCTTTGGTGCTTTCAGCCAATTCTGTCCAGCCAGCAAACGGCGTTACTTCGCCTTGATAATGGCCAAACTCTTCTTTAGCTGTATTTTCAATCGCTACCGCGCACTTCTTCAGTGCGCGGTGGTCGGCTAGAGTTTGAGCGGCGGCAATAAGGGCTAAATGCTTTATCATTTCGCCAATATTTGAAAAATGTTTCATTTCTGCTCCTCATAGGCCATGGTGTGAAAGTTGAATTTCGCACCATCCATTTCAGAAAAAATGATGCACCAGCCCGTTCGCGTGATGTCATCCAGCCCGAACGCAATATCAAATGGCACATGGTTCTTTACCAGAAACAGGCATTCGCGAATCGAGCTGGCCCGGACTACTTTTTTAATTCCGCCTTGTCGGCATCCGGATCCGTCTTGCCGTAGGTTTCCTGGACGTGCTTCATGACGGCCTCGATGCCGTCCTCATCCAGCTGCTGAATAAGCGCCTCGACGTGCATTTTCAGCTTTGGAGGGTTCACTGCCAGATCGTCAATCGCGGTGACGTAGATCAGCGGCAAGACCATGCCCATATAGGTTTGGTTGGCAGCCGAGTCGCCCAATGCCTCGATCAGGCGGTACTGCGCGAGCACGCCCGGCTTCTTCAGCTTGATAACGCGGCCGCGCGCATCGGTGACGACCGTCTCTTCATTCGCCTTGGCGAGTACTTGCGCTGCAGGTGCTTCGCGCAAGGTCACTTTTACTTGTTCGGTATTCATGGCATTCCTTGGTTGCCACCGGGCGCGCCGGCAGCGATTGAATTAGGAGACTTTCACGCGGCGGGCGGCAACAAAGCGCACCTTCTGACGCACGGTATCGTCACCCTTGAAGCTTCCGGGGTCTTCCAGCGTCAGCAGCACTTGCAGAAACCGATACTGCGAAATCGAGCCGTCAACTTCCTGGATAGTCTCCGTGATCGTGGCCGGGCTTTCGTTCAGGCCTGCGTAGTAGTTTGCTTCCAACGTCGAGAAATAGTCGTCAACGACGTTGTTCTGGCGCTCCAGGTCGAACGAGCCCGACCAGCCGTCAGGAAAGCGCAGATGACGGGTAATGCCATCGAGGCCCTTGATTTTCTTGTCAGTGACGTCGGGTTTAGCTGTGAAGCCGACGATCTGATTAAGATTGATCGGCCCATTGGGGCCGATAATATCGAGCGACAAGTCGCGCCCGACTGAATAGCCATTAAGCGGCATCTGATACTCCTAGAAAAAGTGCGGCCCGGCAGCGCGGGCCTTGGTGGAATGAACGGCTTAGGCCAAATCGACGGATTGTCGGCTGATATTGACCGACTGGCCCCCTTCCAGATTGATGATGAATTTCTCGATCACCGACAAGTAGCGCACCTTGACGTCGGCTTGCATGTAACCCAAGGCTACGCGCGCCTGCGGGTTGTTCGCATCATTGATCTGCACGCTGTAGGGCTGGCTGCCGTCTGCGCTGCCGATCATGCCTTGGCCATTCATGCCTTCCAGCAGGGACGAAATCGATGCGGACGCGGACCGGCGCACGCTCGGAGATTGCAGCTTGCCAATGTATTGCCCCATGCCTGCATCAAGGCTATACGCGATGTAGTTGGTCAAGCGAGTGTAGTTATCGCCATTGGTGACCGCGTTGCTCGATGTGTTGTGGCCGAAGCGCGCACCGAAGCTGTTGCCGGCCGGAATCGGGTTCGTAATGACGTCAATTCCTGCCTGGCCCAGCAATTGGAGTTCGGCATTCGAATACACCAAGTTTTGCTGTGATTTCTGCGTGCCGACGATGCCGTACATCGGCTTGTTCAAACTGGACTGCTCGGGCGACAGGTTGGCCAGCCGACCGGCGCTGAATGCCTGCGGCGAGATCAAGCGCACCTGGCTGTTGACGGTATCGTTAAAGTAAATCCAGTCGCCGAAGAGCAGTTTTGCCGCGTACGAGTCGATGCCGGCCGTGGCCTTCGCAGTCACGGCATTGGTGATGGTGTCGCCGGCCGGGCCTGTCAAAACCATATACGCGCCTTCCGACAAACCAAACGCCACTTGGGTAGACCACTGGGTCGAATCGTCAACGTCGCTCAGCATGGCGACAGAGACACCCGTGTTACGGAGCGAGTACATGCCTTTGCGCGGAACGGTGTCTACGCCCACCAGCACAGATCCCGTAATCGTCGTGGCGCCGTCCGTGCCGCCGGCAACTGCGGCGGTGGCGGCGGCAGCGCTGGCAACGCCCAGGTTGTCAAACACTTCCGGTACTTGGCCAGGCAGAGCAATCGTGACGCGACTGGTTGCCGCTTTGCTGCCGGCGCCGATCGATACCACCATGGAATTGCCGAGGGTGCCGGTATATTTGGACGTGACGGTGACAACTGCCAAGGCTGCGGTTGCCACCGCCAGCATGGATGGCCCACGCAAGCCGGACTGGCCGGCATTGATTGCGGCCGCAATTGCCGTAGCATCGGCCGCCGACGAGGCTGTGAGCGTGCCGCTGGCAGCAGTATCGGTGCCATCGGTGACGCGCACACAGCGGAAGTTGTTGGCCCCTTGCAGCACTGCAGCGGCCACGGCCGTGCCCATGTCGTACTTGCGCGGCATGATTGCGCCGAACTGGCGCGCATAATCGGCCATGCTGCCGATAACCGCCGGTGCATTGACTGGCCCCCAGGTCGCAGTGCCAACGATGCCGAGAATATTGGTCGGCAATCCGTTGAGCAGTGCGACGCTTGGCGGAACGATCTGGACGTACAGATCGGGCACGATGAGTGCCGTGGTATTGATGCTGCCCTGTTGAACTACAGTCATGAACGGCTCCTAGAAATGAAAAAGCCGCCCGACGGCGGCCAAAATGGCTTGATGTTGGATTACTTCGCGGCAGCGTCGCCCTTTGCCGCCGATTTAGTAGCGGACGCCACCAGTACCGCGCTCTTCACGAAATGCCCTTGCCATTCAGAATCGACATACTTCGCGACCTCCGCAGCGTCACTGATCACGTCACCTTTACCGTGGGAAAGGAAAGCTTCGACAACAGTTAAATTGAAATTCATGGCATTCCTAAGTAGCGCTTCCCGTACTGTTCAGTGCGGTTTGCGTGATTTGGGTTGCAGTCATTGACTGCGTTGTCGAATACTCGACGCTGTACTGAAAGTCGCGCCGATACAGCTTCGCCTTCTGCTGGTGGTCAGTGATGTGGCTGCTCCGATACAAAAGGCGCGCGCCGTACCCATCGGCCAGCGTGAAGCGCTCGGTCCCCGCCAGGACGGTATCGAGCGCCCTGCCGATGACGTCGCGCTGCGCCGGGGTCGCTGACCAGACCGTAATCTGAAACACGCGTTCCAAGGTGCGAAGCGCACGCACTACAGTCCCGGCCACGCCGATCAGCGCCGCCGTAATGTTCGCCGCGGCTGGCAGCGTGATGACGCCGCCGGCGGCAGCCACAGACGGCCAATCAACGGCAATCTGGTCTGCCAGTACAGCAGCCAGAGTCGCCGGCGTGTCTTCCGGGGCTGCGGCCAGCACATAGGACTGTCGGCCAATCCTGACCGAGACGTTCTCAGGCAGGAACGGCACAAGCGGTGCGCCGCTAATCGTAATTTGCTGGCCGATCACCGCTATGGCCAGGCCAGGACTATTGATACTCGCCTCCTTCCAGTCCTTCGGATACCGGGTTTTGTTCGTCTCGGTTTGAGTTTGAAAGATCGTGACGTGAGCCTTTTCCATCAGTAGATCTGCGTCGAGGCGCGAGCCAGTCGGCCAGCCGGCATAGACCACAATGTCCTTGCCGGATACAGAGGCGGCGCCGATGCCGCTCGGATAGACCGCCGCCGCAACCATGGCCACGAGGCTGTTTTGTACGTCGCCGATATCGCTCATGTCAGGGCCTGCATTGCGGTGATGCGCCAGCCCATGTCGGTCAACTCGGCAGAGCTGACCACCAGGCGGCGGCCTAAATCGTCGGTGATAATGTCCGCCGTGCGCACCAGAACACCTGGGAGCGCAGGCAACAGGACGGCCCACCACGGCGAACGTACGTCGCCCGGCAGATTCGTTTCATTCTTCTCGCCTTTGGTGCCCTGCAGCACCGATGCTGGCCAGTCGATCAGCAGCGGCGTTTCGTTTGTGTCAACGTCGCCGCCGTAGCCGACGGCGCCTATCCCAGTCTGTTGCTGCGGGCGCAGCACGGTGATGATGTTGGAGCACTCGACGGCCAGGATCGGCAGCAGCGCCTGCTGAGCGGCGATGAAGAACGTACCGCTCGGCCCGACCAAGTAGTCGCCCACTCGTGTCTGCGCGCCATCAACCACTGCATACCATGTCGGCTTGCCATACTTGTTCGGCCTGCCGTAGCCAAAGCTCTCGGCGTTGAAGCTGGCCGGAAGGCTCGCCAGCCTATTGCCGCTTGCCAGCGGGCTGGTCGAGCCAATCGGTCGGTAAAGGTCGTGCGCGATACCAATCTTGGCGGCCGCTTTGGCGTAGCCGCGATAAACGCGGCTTTGAATGGTGGAGCCGTCCATTAGGGCCCCTTTAAATAGTCATGCGGCGGCGTCTCGGCGAAACGCACCGCCTTGATCGTGGTTTTGCCATCGATCAAGGCACGCAGCACGCGATGCCAGCCGTCCATGATGAAACCCTGCTGGCACAAAATGATCGGGTATTCGGTTTTGACGTCCAACGCGCGGCGCACGTGGTGCGCGATACCGTAGGCCGAGCCGACGGGAGTCCAGACCTCGGTGCCAGAGTAGATCGCCGCCAGCGGCAAATCGAACGGCTCCAGATCCTTGGCGCGCGCGATAAGGTTTGTGACGGTCCATACCTTTCCATCGGAACTGTAGGTGTTATCTGCGACGAAACAGCCGTCGATCCTCACCGCCGGGAAGGAACTCATGCTCTCACCAGCCTGATGGTGTTTCCGCCAGCGCCGCAAAGCCCGGGCCCTGGCGCGAAGCCAATGAAATCGCACATCTGGCGCCGGACGCGGTTGAAAAGCGCTGCGCGATCGCTGACCTCGCTCTTGTTGTGCGTCCAGATGGCCGCGATGTCGGTGTCGAGGTTGTCACTGGCGCCGAAGATCGCCGTTTCCAGAGGCGCGAGATTAGCCAGGTAGACGGTCGTAAGGACCGCCTCCTCTTCCGGCGTCAGCGTGGTCAGGCGCTTGTACAGCGACATGGTCACCATGCCGAACGCGCCATACACGACGTCGTTGTCGGCGTTGATCGCCACCGTGGTGCCAACTACCTGATAACCCATCCAGCGCCGAGCGTCCGTCATTTGTGCTGATGTCAACATTGGATCCCCCGCGAAAATGCGGCATTGAAATTACTGGCGCAGCGCGCATCTGCCGCGGCGACGCTGGCGTAGGATTCGGCGTCGGGCAGGCCGGCGCCGGTTTCGAAAATAAGCATCGCGTCTCCTCGGGCTATGAGAGCAGCTTGAGGGCTGGCGCAAGTACGTCCGCCTCAAAGCGATCTGCCAACAGCTTCATGGCGTTGTCATATGGATGTGTGCCATCACTCATGCCGACCACCATTGCAGCCGGGCTGGCGCCATCACTCAGCACGCCATCAAAGTCGGCAACTACCGCGACCTTGCCGTAAAGCGACAGCAGCTCTGCATTGAAAGCCTTGCGCCTGTTGTCAGATGCGGCATTCCATCCCTTCGATGCAGGCAGGCCTGTCCACAGCACAGGAATGATCTGTGCAGCACGGCACAAGTCAACAAACTGCGACGCTCGCCAGCGCATGCCGTCGACCATGGCTTGCGTCAACGTACCAGTGTTAGGGTCGTCATTTGGCGAGAACGGCGCGTAAACGGCCATTGTAGGACGAACTACCGCCAGCAGGTCGCTTAAGCGCGCGAAGTATTGAATGCTTTTCTGGCCAGACCAGCCGCAATTCGCACTGCTAACTGGGATGTTGTTCTTTGACATGCTCAGCCGTTTTGCAGCGACCTGGAACATGTTTTGACTTTTAAACTCCACCGATGCCTGGGCGCGGGTGATCGAATCGCCTGCAGTCACGGAACAGAGAGCTGGGCCCCGGGTAATGATCTCCACACCCCATATCGGAGAGTCACCACGCGATGCTCCAGGATTGTATGTGCCCTGGCCAGTCGTAACGAAATCGCCCCCCGCGCGATTGGAATACATCATCCCGCTGGTCAGATTGTTGAGTTGCGTCAGGTCGACATTAGAACTAAGACTGGCAATCAGTGTGCCACCAGTCGGAACACACACCCGCAGATATACCAGATAGCCAGGGCCACCATCAGTGCGCGGGACTGCAGCTACCGGGATGAAATCAGGCGCGGTGACGCTCGGGCGATCAGCTACGCCAGCTTTCTGTGTGCCTGTCGCGGCCCCCGCGAAAGTGCCAGCGACCCATGTGAGTGTATTGCCAGTCTTATCAGCGGCATTTGTGCCCGAGGCAGCGCAGCAGACTAAGCCTGGGATATCATTGCCGGCGGCATTGAAAAGGATGGGCCGCACGGCGTCGAATGGCACGTCAACCTGAACAATCATCAGCCAAGTATATGTCGCGAAGCTTGCATACGTCGCAGTCTCCGCACCCATGGGTGCCACCAGCAAGCGATTGCGTGGCGCAGCAGCCAATTGCGCGGCAAGCAGGCCGCTACGGGGCTGCAGCGCAGTAGCGGCGCCATTCTGAACTGTTGCATCAATAATGCCCGCCGAACAAGTCAGCAAAAAACGCTGCTCGCCAGCATACCCCCCGATAGGCGCCAGCGCACCAGCGCCGACCAGCCATGATTGCAGCGAGTTCGTGCCGCCCAGGACTGGATCGAGGCGATACACTACGCCAGCAGTGCCGGCGCCGCCGCTAACGTTCAGTACCTGGCCCTCGGGCAAAGCGATGGTTTGCGGCGTGCCGCCGGCGGTGATGGTTGGCATAGTGACTTTCGGGAATGCGGTTTATGGAATGCCCCGGTGTACGGGGCGGTGCTGGACGGGGATTACGCCTTGGCAGCTTTGGCTGGCTTTTCGGCCACGGCCGTGGCCGCTGCAGCTTGTGCCTGCGCGGCAACAGCGTCCTTGGCAGCCTGGAGGCTTGCCGCTTCGTCGCGCAGGCGCTGCGCTTCGACTTCGTTGGCCTGGGCCTGCTCGGCGATGCGATCCTTTTCGGCCGCCAGTTCACGCTCGCGCTCCAGCAGCTGATCACGCGCGGCCAGCAGTTCGGCCATGGTCGGCACGCGCTCCGCCAGCGAGACAGTGCCCAGGTCGTCGCCAAACGGCTCGTGCTTGGCCGAGTCGAAATCGGCTCGGTTGATGATGATGAAGCCCAGCGGGTTCTCGCTGGATTCCGGGGAGACTACGCGGATGGTTTCAATGTTCATGGGGTTTCCAATTGTGGCAGAGGGCCGAAGCCCTCCGCGTGTTGATGCCGGCCGGAGCCGGGTCGATTAGCCCAGCAGCAGCGCGATGTGCTCGCTCTTGGCCGCTTTCACGCCCCACGCCAGGCCGATTTCGTACTTGATCTGACGGTACATCTTGTACATCGCGATCTGGTAGACCAGACCGGAAATCGGATCGACCATTTCGACAACGTCGTCAGCCATATCCATCGGCTTACCATCGGGACCAACAGGCATCGCGGGCGCGCGGGTAATCAGCTGGATCGCGCTGCGGTTGAAGGCCAGATTAGCGGTGTAGCTGCCGCCGATAGTCATTGCGGTAGCTGCAGCCGGAATTGCCTGCAGCAGGCCTGGCGCCGCCAGAGTGATCGGGCCGGCGGCGGTATTACCAACTGCAACGACATATTTGTTCGGGTCACCAGCCCAGGTAACGACATCGCCAGCCAGAACGGTGCCCGTGCCGGTAATGATATTGACGACCGTAGCGCCAGCGGCATAGCCTGCCGTATTCGAGGTGTAGTTGGTGCCGGTGCCTTTGGTAAAGGACTTGATCTGACCCGACTCATGCGGGTAGAAGCCGTCGACTGGCAGCGCGATCGAGCCAGTACGCAGGAGGATTTCCGAGCCGGCTTCATTCACTTTGAACAGGCCGGCCTGTTTGCCGCGCATATTGGCGGCTGCAGCCGTGTTCATGACCATTTGCAGGTCGGTCTGTGGGGCGCCGTTGTCGATCAGGATCTTGCGCGACTGTGCGAAGTCCGACAGATCAGCCGAAACGCCAAAGGGCGTGGTGCCAGCCGTACCGTAAGCACGCGAAGCATTGATCGCCAACGAGGCCAGATCACCCTCGACGGCATTGGCCAGTGTGCGGAAACCTTGCATGAACTGGTCCAGCAACGTGCTGTTGTAGGTGCCCGCGTTCAACTGGCCACGCTGCTCCTCGCCGCCCCACAGGACCTCGTAGGCCTTCGATTTCGAGATCGTCATGGTGTTTGGCGCGACAGTCTGGCCGCCGGTGCCGGCCGCAGTAACGCCAGGCGTAATGTCAATCAGCGTGCCCTGTTGAGTAACAGGAATGGTGATGACCTGCCCGAGCGCAGCCTTCTCAGCGCTGGAGTTGCGCTTTACTGCGGGAATGAAGCCGACAGCCTCGCGCGACACGGTGTCGAGCGCCTCGAACATGGTCGGGATCAGACCGGTCAGATTGTTCACGCCGAGCATCAGGCCTTGATTGGCCATGAAATTGTTGATGTGCGCATAAGCGATCTCACCGAAGGCACGAGCGTAGAGGCTCAGCTTATCGATGCTAGCGGTGGTTGCAGACGCGACCGATGCAAAAGCCATGGCGGCCATTGCGACGGCGATGGTGTGGAATTTTTTCATGTTAATAGAGCCTTTTGGAAAATGGGAGATTTGGTTTCAAACAGGCCATCCAGCCCAAAGCGCCACTCCCCATCCAGGTCATGGCTATGTCGTTGCGGTGCTGAGGATGCAAAAAAGCCCGCGCGTGGCGGGCCAGCGATCACGAATCGGATATTGTTACTCGGTAACGGTAGCCCCGCCTTTCATCGCGGCCTGGCGTTCCATCGGGGGCATCGCATCAAACTGGGCGCGGGTGATGCTCTTGCCGCCAGTGCCGCCAGCCCCGCCGCCCTGGGCGCCACCGCCGGAGGCACCAGAGCCCTTGAGGATCATGTCCTTGTTGGCGTACTGGCCGACCATGACCTGCAGCGCTTCTTCGAAATCGGCATGCTCGCCGTGGCGGGTCGCGGAGAAAATCGGGTTGCCATCCGGCCCCATCGGGACCAGCTTGCCGTTGTCGACCTTGAAGCGGTCGCCGAAGACCTTCTGCGCGATATCTGCAGGAATGGCCAGCTTTTCGGAAATAAACTTGGAACTGGCGAAACTGCCGCCGATGATGTGGTTGTTCAGGTTCTGCGTGAGCTTTTCGTTCTGCTCGGTCAGTGCGCGCTGCTTTTCTTCGGCGGCACGCGTGGCGTTTGCGACCTGCTCTTGCGCGGTGCGCGTGGCGGCGTCCTTGATTTCCTGAACCTTGCCTGCGGTTACCAGATCACCGTCCTTGATGTTTTTGGCCAACGTGATAGCCTGGGCTGCGGCTGCCGCGTCTTCGATACCGGCGTCCTTAAATGGCTTCAATGCCGCTTCAGCAGTCTCCTTGGCGATGCGGTGCGCCTTGGCCTCACCATTCAGGCGGCCAATAGTGGCGACGGTAGCATCAGCGTCGAACGGCGCTTCGGCACCATCAGTATTGATGAAGATTGGCTTCTTGTCGGCATCCATGGCGATATTGCCGTTTGCGTCATATTTGAATGGCATGGTCGTTCTTTCCGGGCATCCGCCCTATCGATGGCCTTCCGGCCGTGCACCGCGTCGCGTCCGCTTGCGGCGATAAAAAACCGCCTCGAGGGCGGTCGGTAAAATCGTTTTTGTTACATTCGCTCCAGGCGCTCGGCCCGCGATACATCGTCAGGATGGTTCAACAGCTTGCGCATCACACTGGCTAGGTGGGTGCCGTGGCCGCCCGCGACGGCATAGTCGTCGACTCGATTTCCTGCCAGCGCCAGCGCTGCGGCCCGGGAGTCAACAGCAGACATCGCAGCAGCAGATTGGTCCAGATATGCAGGTGGTGGCCGTGGCCATGCTCGTGAGCTCCGGCGACGGCAATCTCAGCTTGCACCAGCAGCGTGGGCAATGAGGCAGGCAGACGCGCGCGGAATCCGTCGAAGCGCACCTGGTGAACCGGCAGGACGGTCGCCGCGAGAGCTACCATCAGCAGGTTGAAGCCTACCCAAGCGGTCTACGCACAGCCAGCAACTTGCAATGCAGTTTCGATGCGCCTTCGCTTGTGACATAAAAAAAGCCGCCATATTTAAAGGCGGCTTCAATTCAGCAATACATATTAGGGAAGATTTAAATACCGGCAAAGAAATGAGAACAAAAGAAAAAGGAATCCAACTCCAAAGATAGCACCTTTTTTACAATAACTCACAAAAAAAGACGTTACCCAGAAAAATAACGAAATCATCGCCGAAAATATATGATTCGAAATGTTTCGAGAGAATACAGCAACCGAGAATATGAATAAAAAAATCCCCGTTGCCGGTACTGCTATGCCCCACAGTCCGAATTCTCTCACAACATACTCTTGCGAAAACATCATTCCCAAGGACGCAATAAATAGGAATAAAGTTATTGCAAGCTTGGTCCGATTATTAACAAAAATCTCTTGATAAGACAACTTCCAGTTCGACTCTGCTCGCAACTGAAAATTCTTGGCCTTTCTATTTATCCATATATTAATATTTTCTCTTTGATCAGGATCAAAAAAATAATCCGCCCCCATCATTCCCGAAGCAATGATTTGCAACGACAAGATAAAGCCATCAGGCACTGCTCCAACAGTCATATCATAAATTTAGAAATTTCGACGCTGCTATTATGCCACTATTCCCACACGGCAACAATTTTTGCGTTTCCACGTTAGAAGGAAGTGCAACATGTGCCTGGAATCGAAATACCAACGCTGAATCTTGGTGCCTTTTATCATTAAATCCCTCTTCCATCTTTGGGTGTTTTGATCTTGGCTCGTTCCGATTCCCAATCTAGATCTGGCGACAGGATGCCGCGACGCTTGAGTTCATTGAAGTAGCTCTCGGCCGACAGCAGGCCGCTCGATGCACCTTTGAACAGCAGCTCTGCACTGGCGGCAGCTAGCGACGCTGCGCCGAAGTCTTTGAAAATGGAGATGTGGCCGCCTTCGGCTTCGCCCACCCATTGCGCCATGAACTGAAGCGCCTGGTCGCCGGCATCCTCGACGTTGCCCGCGATCTTCTGCAGCGCGCATGCGCCCTGCTCGTTGTCGGCCAGGGTCTGCGATTCGGTCACGTTGCCCGGCTTGATCACTAGCAGTTCAGCGCCAGCCTGGCGCATGCGGTCTTCCAGGTCGAGGATGGATAGGCGCCCAGCCTCGATGGCCTTGCCGCCGTGCTCCACGAATTTCAGGTCGCCTTCTGGTGATTCGGACTTGACCGCGCTGCCGGCGCCGACCGTGATGCCACCCTCGCCCAGCATCTTGGCAAACAGGATCGGCACCCGCGCGACGTGCAGAATGTTCTGTTGGTCGCTCTTGCTCTGCCAGTGCTCAACGTTGCTGTGCGCTAGCTCGAGCAGCGGCGGCGTCGCCTGCATGTAGCCCAGGCGCTTGCCGTAGACCGGCACGAATGCGATGCGTTTCAGTGTGGTGGTGCCCTCCTCGTGCAGCACCCACTCCTTTTTGCCAGCCGTTTCGCGCTGGCGCCAGGTTTGCCAGGTACCGCGCCCGAGCACGCGCACCTGCTCGATTTCCTTGGTATCGAATTCACCATTCGGCTCGGACACGCTTTCCAGCAGCCGCAACTGGGTCAGCCCTTCGAGGCTGGTCGCATTCTTCGGCAACCAGCCCAGGACGTTCTGCACGTGCACCTGGACGAAGTACGGGCGCACGCCAGCGGCCTGCTCGTCCGCCTTCGTGACCAGATTGCCCGCCTTGGGGAAGTCGACCAAGATGCCAGCAAACCCGTAGCCCATCGCCTCCTGGGTAATTTCCGACAGGAAGCTATGCAGGTCACGGCCAGACAGGTCGACGTCTTGCAGCCAAGGCTTGATCCGGTCCGGTACGTCCTCGCCAAGCGTCACCGGCTTGCTGAATGGCTTGGCTGACAGCACATCGATGGTGCGGGCATAGGCTGGGAACAGTGTGGCGACGGCCAGGCGCAGCTTGTAGGTCTCGTCATCCTCGCCCGGCCACTGCGGCAAATACGCCTTGCCAGCGGCGCGCATTGTCTTCGTGCCACCCAGCAGCGCGGCGATCAGCGCGCAATCCTCGTTCAGCTTCGCCGCTTCGGCTGATTGTGTGCGTACATCGGTCATGGAAATCCTTGTTGTTACATGCGCAGCGGCGCGGTGGTCGTCGTGCGACTCGTTACTGGCCAGCGTTTGGTAATGAAGTACCCGCCAGCGTCACAGGCATGGTCAAAACCGCCCTTCTTATCCGGCTCGCCCTTGTCGTCATAAATCTGACGCTCTAGGCTCAGCGTGTATTTCGGGCACTTGGCGGCGTTGACCAGCATGCGGCGCTGGTCGTAGGTATTGCACAGCATGGCGTTCACGCTGTTTATGCGGTCTTTCACGGCCGGATTGCTATGGTCGACCACCACCGTGAAGCCGGCCGCCTTGAGCAGCGACAGGTCCGATTCGCTGGCGCCACTGCTCTTGCGGTTCTGGCCGGACGCATCCGGGTAAATCGTTATCAGATGCTGTTGGCCGGCCTGCTTGTATCGGCCCTTGATCTTTTCAATCATGGCCGGCGTGTCAAACACCTCCATGAATTCATCGACTGCGCGCGGCAAGTCGTCGCGAATCACGAAAACCACCGCCGCGCCTTTGCCGACGTTGAAGTCCATGCCGATGTGCAGCGCATCGCCCGGTTTGACTGTGTCGTCGCTATGGTTGCGGCGCCGGTCGAAGCAGTAATAAATGACGCCCTGGTAGTTCTCGAAGCTGGCCAGGTATTCCTGGCGGAACGTGCGCGGATCCATCTTACGCCGCGCGGCTTCGATCTCTTCGGCCGGGACGTTGCCGCCGTCGACCGAGGTGTACAACCAGCTCTTATGGTCAGGCTCACGCCCCTGGCCATCAAGGTAGCTGTCATAGCAATGGTTAAAGCCCTTCGGCGTGCCGATGCGCAGGGCGTGGCCGCCGACCCGCTCCTCGCCATTGATGACGAAGCGACAGGTCGACAGCATTGGACGGAGCACCTCCTCCCAGGCCGCGTACACGCAGTCTGCCCACTCATCGACCAATGCGAAGAAGAGGCCCGAGCCGCGCAGGTTGTCATACGCGTCCAGGCCAACGATACGGATGACGTGGCCGGCCTTGGTGGTGATCGAGCATTCCGTCTCGTTCGGTTTGCCGGCGCGCCAGCTGGGCGGGATTGCCTGCTTGAGCCGCTTCCAGAACACACGCTTCGCCTGCTTGAACGTCGGCGCGCAATACCAGATCTCATCCTCGGTGCTGACGCCCCACTCGGCAGCCAGTCGCGCAGCACGGCGAATCTCGGCCTTGCCCAGGAACGTCTTGCCGAAGCGCCGACCGCACACCGCATCACGGAAGCGAGCCTTCTTTTGCCACCCCCAGCAGTAAATGTTCGCCTGTTTCGGCGTCAGCGCGACGGGCCCTTCAGAGAATCGGGCTGTCGGGGAGGTCTTCATCGGGCTTCAATATGTATTCAGGTGCGGCCGGCATGCCTTCGCCAGTATCACCTGGAGCTTTCGGCGCATCGAGGCGGCGGTTCACGTAGACGTCGCCTACCTCCTTGGCTGCCTGCTCGATCACGGCGACGGCCAGCGCGATATTGCGCATGCCCTCGGCCTGCTGCGCCATCCTGGCCAACGCACGCAGACGGAAAGCGCGGCTGGCAATCGGAATGGCCGCCGTGTCCTCTCGGAACCTGGCCCGCGTATCGTTAAAAATGGTCTTCCATTTGGCACTCAACTGGCGCCCCACGTACTTTTCCGGGTCGTAGGTGGCGACCTGCTGTCGCGGCACGTCGAGCCCGAATTCATCCTTTACTGCCACCGACACCTGCGTCGGCGTGTCGAAACAGGCCAGCGCTTGGACGATAAACAGCTTCACCTCGTCACGTAGTGCTGCCATGAGTTGCCTTCCGGTAAATGGCCGGTCAACCTTATGCAGCCTTCAGCAAACAGGTTCCGCAAGCCCTCGCGATGTTGATTCTCGCCACTTCTGGCGGTGTCTTTGCTGCGTCGATGATGCGCTGCACGTCCTGGCTGGCACCGTAGCGCCGGACCACGCCGACAAACTCTTCGACGTCGTGTGAGCGCATGCACAGCTTCGGCAGCCCGTACTTGTTGAAGGCCGGCGCGCCGAATTCATCCTGCTCCTGGCCGATGTGATAAAGCTCGTGCTCGAGCAGCGCGCAGAATTCGGCGTCGCTGCAGGTCAGGCAATACGATGCGTCCAGGGTAATGAGGAAGTCCGGCACCGCGCCGAACCAGTCGACCATCTGCTGTTGCTGGCGGCCCTTCTGCCACGGCCCGCAGCGGAATGTGACTTCCTCGCACTGTCCCAGCACCGTGCGACCGGCCTTCACAAAGCCCATCGGCGCCCACAGGAACTGCACGTCGGCATATTCCAGGTGGGCGTGGTCTTCGTTGTAGAGTGCGCCGCCTTCGGTGAGGATGGTTGCGCGGGCCCACTTGAGCACCGCGGGTGCGGGCTGGTACCTGTTGTTCAGCGGGTCGGCGAATTCGGGTGGCGGCATCGGGCGCGAGGAGCCAGGCGCTGCGAGATTGCGGCTTTTTTTCATTCAGACCTACTAGATGTAGTGTTTGACAGTAATTCTAGCGGTCTCAGCCCGGTGATTTTTGACACTTTCGCTCGCGACCTACTAAATGTAGTGTCTCACGCGCATTCGATGCTTAAACTGACCGGCGGCATGGTCGCGCCCAGCACCCACAGCGCGATAGAGCCGCCGGAATTCAGCACGGCCAGTTCCTCGACGCTCGGGCGCCAGTACGACACCACGGCGGGCAGATCGCCAACGTGCGTGCGCGTGATCGGCAATGCGCCACACGGAAGCTCGCCCTGGTCCCAGCCCGCTGGTGCGCCGAGAACGCCGTTATTCGATGGGTGTTGGATTTTCTGCATGGCTGCCTTCGTTGTGTCACCGCCGGCCCCAGCAGGCGCCGCAGTGCATCGCGGCTGGAGTCCTCTGGATCTTTGCTACGTCGGTGAACTGCGCCCGTTTTGTAAGCCCTACCACTGGAGCGCACTGGCAGATTGCAAGCAAACACGCCTACGCAAAATTGATTTGAGCTGCTGTTGAATCTGGAGGCCCCGAAAAGCCCTTAGAATGGTCTCTTAACCACTGGAGGACGTCATGTTCGAAAAAAACTACTTTTCCCGTCTTGATCGCTATGTGGCTTTGGAAATGCCATTACCCTCAACACCTTGCAGCCCCCTCAGGCGAATTCGTATCGCGAAGCAAATTCAATTGCTTCATAACTGGATCGAGGCCAATACGCCCTGGCCTGAGCGCTACCGCGACTGAGTCGCAGCACCTGTGCGGCGTCATTTGTACGGCCAAGTGCTGGCCACTGGCGCGCGTCGCGCGGTTCGCGCCGACGTGGGATGGTTGGCGCTGCACAGAATCAGCATGATGGCGAGCATGCTCATGCTGTCATTTCGAAATTGAACATGCTGTACCTCAAATAGAAAAGCCGCCAGCGTAGTGATGCGGCCGGCGGCGAAACCCGGCGTGCAGGGCAAGGAGAGCTGGAGCGGGCGGCGGGAATCGAACCCACGTGGAAAGCTTGGAAGGCTTCCGCTCTACCATTGAGCTACGCCCGCAGTCTGGAAAACCCACCAGAGGAACGTAAAAAGTATCAGGCCCACAATGGGATAAACAACCCATCGAGGCGCAAATGACTACCAAAAACGATTTACTCTGGCTTTACATTGATCGTGCTTTACTTCTTTATCCACTATGCGAAGTGCTATGCCACTTCGTTGTCCCTTATCTTGGTGCTGGGTGACAGCGTCCCAGCGTCGGTTTGGCGCGCAGCCGCACGGCAGCGCCCGACTGATTTTCCCTATTTATCGCTGGTTAGCTACTTCACGTCGCACCTCCTTTTCAGGCCTGCGGCGGCATGATCGCGCGCGCATCTGACCTGTTCAGTTTCTTTCGTTGCCCTCCGCGTGCCGACACTTGGAATGTCGAATTCCTTTACGACTTTCGCCCGTACAACGGCAAGCTGGAGCGATTTTCGTTTAAATTCAGCGACTTAATAAAATGGCACGCTTCCTGCTCTGCTTGGCTCCGGGCATTTGCCCGATCAAACTTAATCCACGGGAAAAACCATGAATCGCAAATTTTATTGGGCGACACTGGCGCTCTGTCTCGCCAGCGCCGCTGTGCGGGCCGACAATTTCAAAAATGGTGGCTTCGAGAACGGCAACGCGACCGGCTGGACCACTGGCGAAGGGTACCGCGGCAACACGCTCAACGACTCGCTCAATCCCGGCAAGCTTCTGCCTGGCGGCGGCCTTTACAGTGGACCTGCTACACGCTCGGACATCATCGATGCCGGCACCATTGATCCAAATATCGGCTCTCAACTGGGTTCAACCGTGTACGCTGGGAAATATTCGTACCGAGTCGAGGATACGTACGTTGGCGGCTACGCTTCGGTGATCAGTCAATCGGTCAGCAACTACACCGAATCCGATATTTTCTTTACCTGGAAAGCCGTGATTGAAAACGGTGGCCACGCCGATAACGAATCAGCAGCCTTTTTTATCTCGCTTCGCGATGACACCACGGGTACGGAATTGGTCAAGCGTTTTTACAATGCCGGCAATGGCGGTGGCGGCGTTGACGCTCGATTTAAAACCTATGGCGATTATTACTACACGCCACTGTGGCAGATCGAGCGCCTAACAATCGATTCCAGCCTGTCCGGGCACGACTTCACACTCTCAGTCGCTGCAGCCGACTGCTATTTCAACGGTCATACCGGGTATGCATACGTTGACGGTTTTGGCGGCGTCAATCCAATTCCAGAGCCTGAAACTTACGCCATGATGTTGGCGGGCCTCGGCCTATTGGGCTTCATAACGCGCCGGCGCAATAAGCGAGCGTAGAAAGGGAAAAGCCACCCATAAGGTGGCTTATCTTTTGCTCCCGCGGCCATAATGCGTGGTGAGCGACAAATTCAAGGCGTGCAGGTGCGGCGCTGGGTCCGGGTACTGTCGCGAGTTCCAGCTATCGGTGGCGCGATGCGCACATTACGATTTCCGGAAGAATTTTCTTGAACTGAGGATTGAAGTATACCGCAGAAATACTGTTTGTAAACACAAGCCTAAAGAAAACCTGCGCTACATGTCTCCGCCGCGTAACAGTCCACCCGCCCGGCCAGAATGACTGTCGTAAATGGCACTCAGGTCGCTCACCATGTCCTTGACGCGCTCCAGCTCCAGGCCCGCCACTCCGTACACGGGCGCCACACCGGATCCTTTGCACGACGTGCACTGCCCATTCCCCAACAGCACTTTGACGCCGGTGCCGCTGCAGCCCTTGCACTTGCCGTCGAGCCAGTGCGCCAGCGACTTCTCGGCCACCCGGTGATACAGCGCCTGCGCCGACTGTGCATCCCAGGCCGTGTTTTCCGGCAGCCAGCGCCGCGCCCGGCCGCGCCGGATAACTTCGGCGGTCCAGATGCGCAGCAGCTGCGCCAGGTTCTGCTGGTTGACCTCGAACATGCGGTTGAGCGTGCCGTCTGCGTACTTCACGCGGCACAGCAGCGCACCGATGTCACCGGCCAGCGCCGCAGCGGCCAACGGATCGGTCTGGTGGTGCTGCGCGTCGTCCATCAGGTTGCTCGAACCGATTGCTGCGATGTAGCGGTCTGTAAAGCCCATGTCTTGCCTTTCATTTTGTATGCCAACGTTAACACCCTTTTTAGCCCTGTGCCAGCCCTGCCACTTCTCGGGGCCGCTCATACGCGCAGCACGCCGGTCCGGTTGAATTCGCGCACGGCTGCAAGGCCAGCGCGCGCAATTGCGACGTTCGGTACGCCGCGCAGGAAGACCATCGTCTTGCCGAGGCCATCGCGCAGCACGCGCATTTCGTCGCCGTTGACACCGAAGGTGCCCGTACGCTGGGCCCGCGCCTGGATCTCGGCAATCGCCTCGACCATCGCCTGGGCCACCGGCAGGATGGCATGGCCAGCTGACGCAATACGGCGCGCCATATCGGCGTTGCTCAGCAGATCGTAGACGTGCTGCTCCTGGAAGTGCCCCTTGCCCATCGCCTCGCTGGCCTGGAAGCCAGGCATTTCGAATGCCAGGTCTGCGCGCAGCCCGGCCGGCAGCACGGCTGGCTTCGGGATGTACCGCTTGCGCGGCTTCTTGTTCGCAGCCATCAGAATTCCTCCACTTTCCAGCCCCCGCCCGCCTTCTTCGGCAGCGCCTGCACGGCAATGAAGCGCAGCGGGTACATATCGGCCGCGATCTTGATCTTCGCTCGCGCATCCTCTTGCCAGTACCCTTTCACTTCGTGCGCCTCCAGCGCGCCGTCGGCCAGCTGCACGGCAAAATCCGGCGTGTAAAAAGTGTTATCGGCCAGGCGGAATTTCAGGCCTTCGAACTTGTACCAGGCCACCTCGCCGGCTGCCTTGCGCAGCTCCAGCGTCCTGGCGTAGGCCGCCTCGGTCTGGTTCATGGCGCCGACCTTGAGGCGGCCCAGGGCCTGCAAGCCACGGGCCATCATCGCGCGCTCGCCAGCTTGTGCATCACGGCCATGGCAATGGCCAACGTGACAGCCGCGTTTTTTGAAGTGTGTAGGTAGTGGTGAACCATGTACCCGCCAGCAGTCGATGTTCTGGTGCCAGGTTCGATCACGATGTTGTACTCGACCGCCAGCGGCCCGGCCGCCGCCCAGTCGCTGGCCCAATCCGGTACCAGCGCCTGGCCACGGCTTTCGGCCGCGCCCGCCGGCGGCGTGCCGATCAGGGCGCCATTCACCTCGGCGATATTGGACCAGCCCAACAGCTCGGCCAGGCGTTTGTTTGCTGCGATTTTGTTTTCTTGATTTTGCATAGAGCCTCTGTATTCAATTCTTTTCGTATCGGATGAGGCTAGGTAGCGGCCACGCCACGTTCGTGCTGTAGCGAACCGCTCCACAAGCCTGAGCAGCTTTTGCCGCTATGCAGCGCGCCCATTAATGCGGGCCAGCGGCGCTGCGAGCGCGCCGACTGGCGCCATGGCGATGATTTGCTGCGACGTTCCACCCGCCATCACCAGCGCGGCCAGCTTCTGGTCACCGATCATCATCGGCGGCTCCACACCAAAGCCGGCGCGCTGGTTTTGCGCTTCCGTCAAGCCCACCATCACCGGCGTGTAATCCGGCTGCTCGTTGCGCATGCGGTATCCGCGATATCGGTTTTCGAATTCCTTGCCGACGAATGGCCATTCGTGTTCCGTCTTTGCTCCCAGCGATACCCAGCCGCCCATTTCGACCAGCACGCGGTGGATCAGCGGATCATCGAACACGACGCTTCGGTATGGCCCGACGACGCGCAGTGCGCGGTCGACCTTCGACCAGGCCACTAGTGCAGAGTCTTGCGTCGTCCCGCCCATCATCCGGATCAGGTCGGCCGGCTTCGGCGCAAACTGGCCGGTATCGGGATTGCGGACGTGGCGATCAAATGCCTGGCGCACAGCTGTCAGGTCGTACTGACGCAGCGCACCCCACCAAATCGTGATGGCGAACTCGCTTGCGGCCCGGCCGTAAAGTTCGGTGATTGCGCCCACCATGCCCGCAAATTCCTCGTAATCATCCTGCGTCATGCTTTTCTCCCTGCTGTGCTGCGTTACCGAAGATTCGAACTTTGGCGCGCTCTGCGGCGGCCATCGTTTGGGCGTAGACCGTAGTGGAACCCGGCCCCTGCCCCGTTCGCACGGCGTGCTGGGTGATCCATTCGGCCTTGAAACCACGCCAGCCACGCTCGCAGCAGATGCGCAAAGCGCCTTCCAGCGTGAGTCCGGCTTTTTCGGCCTCACGCACAATGCCTTGGATAGCAGTCCGCGTTATCGGCGCCCGGTGCTTCGTTCTCAGCGCCTTGAAGTCGGCGACGATCTGCGGATCAATGTCGGGAAACAGGGCATCGGGAGCCGGAGGCGACTTGTCTTTTGTTTTTACTGGTTTATGGTTATTGGTTATTGGTTCTTGGTTAGTTTTTGATCCGGTTTCAGTTGGGTTGCCGGTAGCATCCGAATCAGAACCGGATGGAAACCCGATGGGTTCCTGATTGGTTGCCGTTTGCTTGCGCGGGCGACCGCCAAGCTTGCCATTTGCTTTCGCTGTCTCTGCCTTGATTTGGTAGTCCGCAATCACCTGTTCGCAGACGTCGTGCCGGTAGCCCGCATCTGTCTTGAGGAACTTGAAGCGAAGCAGTCGCTCAACAATCGCGCGCTCGTCTGCCGCCTCGACGCCCAAGGCGTCGCACAGCACATCTATGTCGAGCGGAAGTGGCGCCTCGACGTCGTAGTAGACGTCCATCATGTCGCGGTATATCCAGCGCGCCTGGCGAGACATGTTCACTGTCCCGGAGCGGAAGTCGCCGATGTGGAAGGGGTAATAATTCAAGTTTGGGCCTCCTGCGCGCGCGCCGCGCCGAACAGCGCAGCCACCAGCGGATCGCCCACGGCGCCCGCCTTGCGGATCCAGTACTTACTGCGCCAGCGCGCCTTCATCGAGTCCCAGCGGCCGTCCTGCTTGGCCTTGGCCTCGAACCGCAGGCGAACCTGGCGCTTCGTCAAGTGCTTTAGCGTACGCGGCGCGTCTGGCAGGTCGCCGACGGCGTACACGGCCATGGCGGCGCCGGCGCGCGGGTGCGGCTTCCATCTGGCGATGTAAATCTTGCGATCAGCATGCAGCAGACCGACCCAGCGCAGCACGGCAGCCTGGCTGACGCCTGACTTGATAACGATCTCGGCTTTGGTACCGGGCGTGGCGCCCAGCGCGAATTCACTGAAATTTACGCGCGTCACTTTGCATTCTCCTCGTCCATCAGTTCCATATCGAACAGCGTGGGCATGCTGACTTCGCGCTCCATGGCCTGGCAGTAGTGCACCTGGTCAGCGAAATATGCCGGGTTCAGTTCGCTGCCGCAGCCCTGGCGGCCCAGCTTCATCGCGCGCACCGGCACGGTGCCCAGACCACAGAACGGGTCATAGATCACCTCGCTCGGGTTGCTATAGCGGCCAATCAAGCGGTCAACGATGTCGATCTGAAACGGGCAAACGTGCTTTTCCACCGCACGAGCCGACTGCTCGCCGTTCAGGGTGCGCATGCGCACGATGTCGTGCCACACGGCCGGATCGGCGCTGCCCGGCGCCAGGCTGAGATAATCCGCAGGCAAGGCCTTGCCGGCCAGCAGCGCCTCGCCCACCTCGACGTGGTATTCGTAGTTGTAGACGTTCTCCAGCGACATGCTGGTGAACAACTTCGCCAGCTTGCCCGGGCCGAAGCTGGCCAGCTCGGCCGCGCCCAGCATGCGGTCGCCGCTGGAGCGCCAGAACGCATGCGCATCGACCTGCCAGCGCGCCACGCTGTAGCCGGTACCAGGAATCGGCGCGGCCTTGCGGTCAAACGGGATCCGGTCGCCGGCATCATCCAGGCACATCGGCTTGGCCTTGGTGACGGGCACATCGGCATAGCCACGGCTGCGGTCCGTCTGCGGCTTGTGGAACAGCAGGATGTATTCCGGCGAGCCGACGCCCATCTTCGTACCGTCCTTGCATACCTCGGAATAACCCAGGCGGTAAGTCTGGTTGTTCTCGCGCACCACGTCGGTCACGACGGTGATCATGCCCATGTAGTCGAAACCGTGCTTGATGCCGTGGAACAGCGCCTCGGCGTGGAACGGGCTGACCGTCGGGATGCCGGCGCCGGTCACGTTGCCGAAGTTGATACGGTCTTTGACGTGGCACGCGTAGATGCGGCCCGGCTGCAGGATGCGCAGCAGCTCCGGCGTCAGGAAGTCCATCTGCGCCCAGAAGTGATCATTGTCCTGGGTGTGGCCGAAATCGTTGTAGCTGGGCGTGTATTCGTAATGGTTGGCGAACGGGACGCTGGTGATGATCATGCCCACCGAGTTGTCCGGCTGCTGCATGGCTTCCAGCACGCAGTCATTATTGGCCACCGAGAACCGCTCGCCGGCCACCACGGCGCGCTCGACGCCAATGGTGCGCGCCAACGAGTCCTGCATGGACAGCTGATCCAGGCCATAGGCGCGGATGATCTTGCCCATTGTTTCCTGCATTTCGTCGTGGCGGCGCCATTTCTCCATCAGGTCAGCCAGCACCTTGCGCTCGACTTCCGTATGGATGATGTCGATGCGCACAGCATGCTGCTGTTGGAAGCGCTGCACGCGGTGAATGGCCTGGATGAAATCGTTGAACTTGAACCCAATGCCCGCGAAAATTTCGCGATGACAGTGCACCTGGAAGTTGCAGCCGCTACCGGCGATGATCGGCTTGGTCGACAGGTCCTTGATCTTGCCGTCGCTGAAGTCAGCGATGCGCTGCTCACGCTGGTCCAGGTCCTGCGTGCCCCAAACGCTGACCACGCCTGGCACCGCTGTCTGAATAGCGTGGCGCTCGTCCTCCAGGTCGTGCCAGATCAGGAAGTGATCGTCAGGATCCGCCGCCATGATCTCGGCGACCTTGGCGACACGCGCAGCCATGCTGTCACGCTTCTCGCCGGCGGCGGCCGACAGGCCCATGGCCACGTTCGGGATCAGCAAGCCCTGCCCGTTCTTTTCAGCGCCAGCCGTGCTGTAATTGCTCGGCACCTCGTGAAAGCGCACGTCTAGCGCCGGCAGGTCGTAGCCGTCGTCCGAATGGCCCAGGTCGCTCGGGCGTTGGATGAAAACCGCCCAGCTGGCCACCCACAGCCAGAATTCCTGTTCCTTGTGCGGGTACAGCGTCAGGTTGCCGGCCTTCTCGCTGTCGCGCTGGAAGAAGCGTGTCAGGGCCTGGCCAGTGTCCATCACGCCCAGGAAGCCGGCATAGTGGATCAGTTCCTTGAAGCGGTTCGGCGACGGCGTGGCCGTGTAGACGAATTTGAACTCGACCTGCTCGAACAGTGGCAGGAATTCTTGATAGGTCTTGCTGCCGTAGCTGCGCAGCACGCTGGCCTCGTCCAGGCCGACGGCGCGGAACTTGCGCACATCGATCTTGCCCTCGCGTACCGATTCGTAGTTCGTCAGGTAGACGACGTCCTGGCCGTCAATCTCTGCGTCCGTGCGGATGAACCGCACTTGCACCTCGTATTCGCCAGTAAAGCGCTTCGCGGCCTCGCGGATGAACTCCTGGCGCACGCCCAGCGGCAGCACGATCAGGCGCAGGCCCGGCCGGTGGATACCGATCTGCCGCATCACCTCCAGGTTGGTGCTGGTCTTGTGCAGGCCAAACGAGGCGAAGATGGCGCGCTGGCCGCCAGCCAAGGCCCAGCGCACGATGTCGCGCGTGTGCGGCTTGAGGCCGGGATGGATATCGGCCAGCGGCACGTCGAAGCCCTTGCGCTGCGCCAGCTTGATCTTGGCGCGCAGGAATTCGCTGTACGCGGCTTCTTTCAGGTGTTTTTGCTCTTGCGGGCTAAAGGCGCTCATGGGTGTTCCAATGTAGGTTGAATGGCGACGGGCGCTGCATCGAGCAGGCCCATAGACCGTAAGATTTCGTGTGTGGTGGCGACGGCCGCGCGAAAGGCAGCCTCCAGGCCGGCCAGCGACAGATCAGCCGGGCGCAGGCGCCGGCCGTCGAGCACGTCGTGGCAGGCGCTGCAGCCGAACGCTGCGGCGGTGTCCGGCGCTTTCAGGCCCATGCCCTTCCCGTCCGCCAGGAAGTTCGAGTGGCAGAGCACGGTGGTGTCAGGGTCGAAGTTGCAGACGGCCAGGCGCAGCGTGCAGTCTTGGCCGCGCGCGGCGCGCCGGATGGGCGTCGAGACCGGGCCTTTCGACTTCAAGCCGGTCTTGCGCTTCGGCGTCGTGCGTTGGTGCGACTGCACGGAGAGCATGCCGGAAGTGGGCATGGGTAAGGTGCGCTTGAGCTTTGACACTTCTCGCGCCTCGATGCGCTCGCCGCGCGCGAAGGCTGTGCGTTTTAGGCTGGCACCGGGCTTCATGGGTGATTTGCGCATCATGATAAGATTTCCTTTTGATAAGGAAATTTATGCTGAACTGGTTTAGGTGGACAACCTTGATGACCGCCTTGAGCGCAGTTTCTTACTACGGATACCGCGCCACTCCTTGGACATACATTGATGCCACCATATCCGCATACTGGGTGCAGGCTGTCGGCGCAACATTGGGCCTTGGCATCGCAATTTACGTTCCATATCGCCAGCGTGAGGATGCGATTAAATTGTCGAACGCAAGGCAAAAAGATGAGGCGCGACGAGTGCAGATGTCCATTAAGGACGAATTGCTGGCATTGCAAAAAACCTTTGCTGGGCCAAATGTTTCGCACCTGCTTGAGATTGAAGATCCTGGAATTTTTGATAGGCACATCCCGATCCCGCTGCAGCGCTTCCCGATATATGCCTCGCTCATCGACCGCCTCACGCTTATTGAGGATGATGAATTGCGATCCGAGATCATCCATACATTTGCCGTGGCGAATGGTTTGATAGCCTACGCTCAACAGAATAATCAACTGCTTGCGGTATTGACGGACATTGAAGCAGAGCTTCACTACAGGCCGGACGCATTCCAGTATGAGAGAAAAAGAATGCATGGAGTCAAAATGATAGCGATGTGCAGGGAGATGCAAGTTATCTGCCGAGAAACAATTAGATTGGTAGATGCGCTTGTGATGAAGTTGTGAGGCGCCATGCATATTGTTTATTCGCATAACGTCCTCGCAATCTCGCTTTTTGCGCTTGCGGCTGAGATTCCAGTAATTTGCTCCAGCGTCAGCCTTCCCTTTGTTTTGCTCGGCATCATCATGACCTGGCCGGTACTGCGCTCCAGGCCCACATACTTCGGGTAGAGGTGCGGGTCGTTTAGAAGTTCAGGGCGCTCAGTTGCCAGACGTGCGGCGGTGCGCAGGTCGGCTTCGCTGGCCATGATGCAAAACACACAGCTGAACCGGGACATGCCCAGGCTGTAGATGATGTGCGGCTGCTGACCGGCGGCGGCGATGCGGTCGAATACCTGGCGCTCACTCCAGCCGTGGATTGGGAGCCATTCGAACCATTCCCGGCCCGCGTGCAGCACCTTGCCGGACTTCTTCGACGCGCGAGCGCGTATCGATTTTCCTGTGGGCTTACCCTTCGAGTTCTCGTACGGCACCCACTGGAACGGCACTAGCTTGGCGCGCTTTGAACTTTCCTCCGCCCGCATGCCCATGCAGTTGACTATCAGGCCGCCGAACTGGGGGTTGTCGTTCAGGATCGCCCGAATGGTGCGCTCGATCGGGCCGCGTTTCAGGTCGCTGGTGCACTGGCGCTGCTGCGGCGACGGGAACATGCCGCGCTCTTCGATCATTTCCAGTAGCGTTCGGCGCGAGCGGCAGATGTGCAGCGGCTCACCGGCCGTGGTTGCACGGATATGAGCAACGGCGCCGGCCCACTCGACTGCGCCCAGGTCGGCATGTACGATAACGCGCTGCGCCGCCGGCACCAAGCCGCGCAGCAGCAGGTACATGGCCTGACTGTCTTTGCCGCCAGAGTGGTTGATGACGAACAGGGCGCCGCGCGCGATCAGGTCAATGATTTGCTCGGGTACCTGCGCGATGCCGGCAACTAATAATTCGGATTGGTCCATCGTCAATCCTCCATCGCACGCTTGATGCTAGCGGCGTCGAGACCAGCAGCCTTGCAGCCCAGGCGAGTCGCATAGAAATAGGTCATTCCGTTGGCGGCACGGCCAGCCGTGGCCAGGCCGGCGGCAACCAGGCGCTGCATGGCCTCGTGCTGCTGGCCGCTGCCGGCGGCAAAGTAGTTGCGCCATCCCCACTTGGACTTCGGATATTGCTGCACGGCGCCGAGCATGTGCTGCAGCTTGGCGAAGTCGCCGGGCATGATCGCGTCGCAGACGGCCGCCAGCGCGCAGGCGGCGCATTTGCCGTGCTGGGCCAGCTGCTTGGCGGTGCTGGCCTTGCCACAGGTGCAGACCTTGCGGATCAGCGAATAGGCGGGCGCGGCCTGGTTCGCAAAGTGGTGGCGGGTAATCTGGGCTGGGTTGACGATCATGGTAAGATTCCATTTTGATAAGGACATTGCTCATGCGCGAAAAGAGATCCATCGACACCAAGGACGGCTGGGAAATCTTCAGCACTTGCGAAGAGGACAACCCTCTGGACTGGCGGCCGGGTAACCCAATCCGATTCAAAGCTTTCGGGTTTGCCGAATACACAGAAAAATCTGGCGTTAAAGATGAGTTTTCCTGCACGTCTCGGCAGAATTTCCCGGAAGCTGGCGTGCACCACGTGTTTACTTACGAAGATGGTCACGAAGACGTACGCAAAGAGTTGCGGAAAGCAATAAAACGTTTGAAGTCGATGTGATTTCATGCCACCCTCGCAATTTCTCGCTCATGCGCGAAGTTGGCGCCTTTCCGCGTGCGAGCCGCTTCGAGTTCGCCGCGGTGCTCATCCGCATGCTCCTTGCGCGTCAGCGCCTGGAGATTGGCCGGCGCGTCGTTCAAGCTGTCACGGTCGCGATGGTGGATAACCAAGCCGCGCGGCACTGGGCCATGCTCCGCCTCCCATACCAGTACCGCCCGCTTGCGCCACACGTTCGGCTCAGCCGTTTTTACCCAGGCGCGATCGAGCACGGTATGCGTTTCGCGGCGCACGCGCACGGCGCCGACAGGTAGTCGGTTGTGCGCATCCATGCCGGGCTTGAATTCCGTGGCCGGCGAGAGCCGCTGGCCAGGCTGAATTTCTGTTGCAGGCGCCGAGTGTTGACCTGGCTTGAACTGCGTGGTCGGCGAGTAGCTTCTCCCGGCTATGAAGCGGCCGGCTTCGGTTCGAGTAGCCGCTATCACAATTCACCTCCCGCGCCAGCCTGCGACGCCGCAATAGCGATCGCCACGGGCTGCACCCATATCGGCATGGCGCTGAGTACGAATGTCTCGCCGGCGGCGGCCAGCAGCAACGTGGTGCCCATCACTTCGCCTATGGCCTGCGCGGCCAGCTTCGGGACGGCATTGCCGATGCGCTCGCGATGCGCGCTATCGTTGGTGCCATCGAGCAGCGGGAACGCGCTGGCGCCAGTGCGGCGCTTGTGCTCGTCAATCTCACGCTGAATTTTCGGATCGGTTGACCAGTGCTCGTCCGGATCGATCAGCGATTGCAGCGCCCCGAGTTCCAGCGTGGTAAATGGCCGGTGCCATGTGCCGTCGAGCGCGCGGATCAGCGCGACTGTTTTCTGGTTCAGAGCCGGCAGCTGCGGCGCTTCGTCAATGCGCGGGTCCGCGATGCTCCAGCGGCCGTTGTCGTAGCCGGCCGAAGCGCTGACGGCGCCGCTCTGGCCATCCCACGGCAGCACGCCGTAGTGGCCGCCGGTCAAGAACGCATCACCCTTCTGGCGATTGATTGCGCGCGGATCTGCGACGCAAAATGCGCCTTGGCCGGTGGTACTGCCGGCGATCACGGTGCCGGCCGCCTCATCGAACGGCGTGACCAGGTACTTGCCCGCGCCTTCAAAGCCCGTGCTCGATCGTGGATCGGCCACAGCGTAGGCGCCTTGGTCGTCGCCACCGATCACGGTACCGGTACGCTTATCCCATGGGGTGACCGCGTACTTGCTGAATATGGGGCCGCTTGGTGGGCGCGGGTCAGCGACAGAGAAGCCACCTTGTATTGGCGAGCGCTGGCCCGTTATCGTGCCGGTGGGCTTATCCCATTGCCGCACACCCAGCTGTCCATAATCGCCATCGTTGATATATCGAGGGTCGGCCACACACTGGCCGGTGCTATGCGCACTCGAAACCACCTTTGCAGGGTCGGTCCACGGGTTGATGCGGCATTCGTTGCTGTGCTTGTCCGGGCCGAAGTGGCGAGGATCAGCAACGGAAAAGGATCCCGTAGCCGGGCGGCTGTTGCCGGTTACAGTTCCTGTGGGCACGCCCCAGTCACGGACACCCAGCACGCCATTGTGCATGTCCGGCACGATCAGGTAGTCACTTAAGTGACCGTTCTCGACCGCCAGCTTATTCAGGCTGCGCCAGTCGCTGCCGGCTTCGACGAACGCCAGCCGCACCCAAGTTTTCCATTGCAGGCGCGGGATGCGGTGCATCGGGCCGCCAGCAGCATCGCCAGGGAACGGCATGCGGCCAAGCACGTCGCCGACGGCGCGCAAGCGCTTCCGCTCTGGCTCATAGAGGAATGGCGGCACTTTTTCCATGTGGCGCGCCACGAGCAAGAAGCGCTTGCGGCTTTGCGCCAGGCCACCCAGCTCGCCGCAATCGTGCGTCGTCTCGGCCACGGCGTAGCCGAACTGCTGCAGCAGCTGGTTGATCTGGTCGAGCAGGTGCCGGCCGCGCGTGGCCAGGCGTGGTACGTTCTCGAACACGATCAGGTCGACCGGGTTGTCGGCCCAGGCCTCGCACATCAGCCAGATGCAACGCAGCGTCAGTTCGTTCAGGGCCTGGTATTTGGCCGTCTTGCTCAGCGTCTCGCTCAGCAGGCCGCTGGCGCCCTTGCATGGGGAGCTGATGAAAACGATGTTCGGCGATTCATTGCCGGCCGCGCGGCGGATATCGACGGCGGTGGCCTCGCGCCAACCTGATGGCGGCTCTTTACCGTGAAAGGCCGTGTATTGCGCGCGCGTGAACAGATCCATGACGGTGCCGGGGCGGCCAGGGCCGGCACGGTCGAAGTCGCGGATCGCCGCAGGATCATTGTCGATGCCGCCGATGCAGCGCAGCGTCGCGGCCATATTGCCGACCTGTGGCTGCGCTGCATTAAAGCCTTGCTTCCCGCCGCCAAGGCCGCAGCAAAAATGAAAGTGGCGGAATTCTTTGGCGATGGTAATGAGGTCGCGCTTCATGGGCGCACCTCTGCAGCTGGTGCGCCGAACATGGCGGCGACGAGTGGATCACGGCCGTGCTCGCCGCGCGGCCAGTTGCTGCTGCGATTACGGTAGAGGTCGAATTCAGCCTGATCATCCAGATCGGGCATGCCGTACAGGGCGCGAACGTGCGCAGCTGCCGGCTCGATCAACACGAGTTGGCCGGCCGTGACCAGCTTGGCCAGGCGTTTGCGCACGGTCTCGCGGTGGAGCGTCAGGTCCAGGGCAATATCGCCGATGGTTGCGGCGCCACAGCGCTTGACCATGGCCAGGATATCGGCGGCGCGGTCGGCGTTGGCGGAATTGCGGATAGATGCTACGCCAGCAGGCGGGCGCGTGCGATTGTCAGCTTGGCCATTCACAACGCCACCTCCGCCAGGACTGAGTCGCGCCACTTCACTTGCTGGATTGGCGTGCCGCTGGCATGCGCCTTACCGGTGTCCATCACGTAGGCATGCTCCCTGCCCTTCTCCGTCGGCACCCAGTGCCCGGCGATGTTCTCTTGCAGGCCAGCCTGCACCAGCAGCTGGTTGAACGACTTGCCGCTCTTGACAAAGCGGCTTCCCAGCTCCGTCGGCGTGTAGTAAATCTCTTGGCTGGGCGTGGCCAAGTGCGTGCGCTCCATCAGCTGCAGCATGTTCACGCCGGTCAGCGCGGCCGTGCCCTGGTTCGCGCTGATAGCCGCAGCGTTCTTGTCGAGCCCGATCAGGCGCGCAATGCCGAAGATCGCACGGAATTCCTTGGCGGGCGAGACTGCGCTGCGTGCGGGCGCGGCGGCCGGCGCCTGGCCGGTGGCAACGCCGTCAAAGGTACGGATGACTTCCAGGTGGAACTTGGGGCTGATCCACATGGCGTAGGCGTAGACCAGTTCCTTGCAAACGTATGTGCCGCCCGTCCGGCCCTCGGATTTAACTACAGGAATTCCCGTAGTTTCCAATTCTGCAACAAGCTCCTTGGTTTGCTGATTAATCAGCCACGCGGATGGCTCGTGACGGCGTTCGCCGCCGGCCGCTTGGTGCAGGTCGTTCAAGCGAAAACGGCCTGCCTGATCTGTTGCAATGGCCGTATTCGCAATGCTGATGCTTTTCTGTTGTACAATTTGGCTCATAAATTCTCTCAAAGATTTATAGCGTTTCAAGGAAGCCCGCCTGCAAGCGGGCTTTTTTATTGGCTGGCGCGCTGCTCTTCGAGCATTGCTTCGTAGTGCTGACGCGTCCGGACGTGGCCGGGATCAACAGGCAACGCGCCATCGTGCGGCTCTTGCTGGGCGTGACCGCCCTGCTCGCCCAGCGCCGCGCTTGCGCCGGGCGCCGGCTGCGTGGTCGACCAGGTCAAGCCGCCACCTCGGCGCGCGCGATGCGCTTGAGCTCGCGGATCGACACGTCGAACACCTCGTGCATGCGGATCAGCAACGAGGCGCCAATCGGCAGGCGGCCGTGGCGAATCTTCGAGATCACTGGCGGCGCCACTTCCAGCGCGCGGGCCAGCGCTGCATCGTTCTTCGGGCCCTTGGCCAGCAGCATGTCGAGCAATTCGTTGTTGCCGTGGGCGTCGTCCAGCGAGCGATACGGCGATGTGGCTGTTGTTTGCGTCATGTCATATTCCTAATTGATGGTGATTAAAGTGGCCGATTCCGGCCGTGCAATGCTGTAGCTGTCGGGTGCGGGTTCGTTATGGTGGCTCGCGCCGCGGCACCTCGTATTTCTTCGCCACCCTGTCGGTGGCATCGCGCCATTTCTGGCGCGCTTCCTTGTGCGCAGCCTTCGCCGCGCTCTCGCCCTCCCCGTCCTTGGCGCCCTGCAGGTCTTTCTCGGCCTGGCGGTAAATCATCGAACGCTGGAATACCAGCTCCTTTTCCTCGGCTGTCACCTCGGCTGGTTTATTCAATAGCTGCCTCCATGCCGTTAAACCCGCATCCGCACGACGCGAGGGACCAGGCCGAAGCTGGGGCGGTGCGCCTGGAGTGGGCCCAGCTTTTCCCGTGATTTGGGTCTAGCCCCGTTCGAAAACGGCGGCGTATCATTGCGTTTCGGCCTGGCGTCCAGGTGATTGCGGATGATCACGATCGTGCATTCGTTCAGCACGTCGCTGACGGTCTTGCGCATCGCCGTGCATGCGGCTTGCAAGGCATCCTTGTTGTCGTCAGTGATGTAGCCCTTGACGAGCGCGGTACGTTTTTGCTTCTGTTTCATGGTTTTCTCCTGGTGGTCGGTGTTACAGGGTTTGGGTACAGCGAAAATGCAGGGTGATGCTTGGTGCTGTTTTACGGTGGGCGCTCGCTTGCTGGCGATGCGCACTCCTCGAGCGGCGCGCCGCGAAGCAGCTGGCGCGGATCGAGAAGCGGGATAACTGCGCAGCCGTCTAGTGGGCACAGTGGGAAAATGTGAATGCGGTGGATCATGGCTTGGCGCCGACGTCAATGACGATGTCGGCGCTCGCAGGCAGGGCGTCGAAGGCGCCGTTGATGATGGCGGGATGGCGATCTTCATGGCTTGGATCGGGCGCGAGGTTGGTATCGCGGCGCAAGGCGGCAGCCTCCGCCTGTCGAAAGAAGATTTCTGGGTGGGCTAGCTGAACTTTCGGAGGCACGCCGCGCACGGTCCAATTCTGCACTCGCTGAACGCCGCCCTGCTTATCGTAGCCGAGTCGTTCAGCCAGTTTTGTGGCGCCGCCGAGTGATTCGATAAGTGCTTTGTGGTCTGACATCGCTGGTTACCTGGTTGGTAGATTTAGCGACATTAAACACTATGTTTATAAACAAGTCAAACATTCTTAACCATCTTGTGTAACACAAAATGTTTAGTTAACGTGAAAATAGCGGATGCACAATCAAATGACACGACTTTATGAGGCGGCCAAACTCCTAAAGGGGATTGAAGGGCAGTCCGACGTCGCGCGCGCCATGAACGCGTCACCCCAGACCATTAATAATTGGGAAGCGCGCGGCATATCAAAATCTGGGATGTTAAAAGCTCAAGCAGTATTTGGTTGCTCCGCAACTTGGCTTGATACTGGTGCTGGCCAGATGATGCTGGCCGCGCCAGATGATCCGGGCATCCCAGGCTCGATGCGTGTTGAGCTACGCGACGATTCGTCCAGCGACTACTACAAAATCCCAAAGGTTCAACTACGACTGCAGGCTGGAATCAATGGCGTTCAGACCGAACCCGACAACTCCGACGGCGGCATGGTGAGCATTCCTCGCGACTGGGCCGACCGCGAGGGCTACCACCCTACTCAGCTGTTGGCCACCAAAGTACGCGGTGAAAGTATGGAACCTGCTCTGTATGAGAACGACGTGATTGTCATTAACTTGAGTGACAAAAAACCGCTCGATGGCGAGGTCTACGCCATCAACTACGAAGGTGAGGCTATCGTTAAGCGCATGTCGCGTGATGCTGGCGAGTGGTGGTTGATGTCGGATAATGCCGACCAACGCAAGTATCATCGCAAGCTTTGTCGTGGTGCCGAGTGTATTATTATTGGTCGCGTGATCCGGCGCGAAGGCGGCCGGATATGAGGCGTGCCGCACTGGGAGTTGCAGCAGCCGCCCTCATTTTGTCCGCCGGCGGTGCTGGTGCGCAGCAAATCAAGGAACCAGCCGCTATTGCAAAATTTGTCGCGCCATTTAAGACCTACACTGGCCAGCCACTAATTGAACTATTGGCACAATACGGAATGCGTATTGAATGGATCGACACCACGCCGATTGATACAATGATCGCTACTGTTCGGCGCCCAGGCGACCAGAACGGTGACCTGGTGACAATACTATCTCTTACGGGAAAACCAAAGAAGATGCCTTGCAATCTGGATAGATGGATGCGGCAGGGCTACGCTGGTGGACATGCTGAGGATATGGCTGAGATTATGTATCGAAATGGTCGGTTTTTGATTAATGCTTCCGATCTAAACCCGGTTTTGTATTGGGCTGCGACAGGCAAGTGTTCGACGCAATACTCACTGTAACTGCCCGACCTGTTGAACATCACAGCCGCTATAGTAGAAGCCAAGGGCATTCGTCTGGCCGTTGTCCTCGCTCCGTTGATTGAAGTCCACCCTACTCCTAATCTAAGCCTCCTCCGTCGCGCGCAGAATCTTTTCCCCACCCTTCCAATCATGCTCATGTCGCCTCGCGTGGGCGGCTTCTCGCACAGCTACGCTACTTTCAAGCTCGACGAAATCGTCAAGCACGTCAATGCCAATGAGATTGGGTGGCGTAGCTTTACTCCCGCGCTAACGCTGCCGCCTGACGGCACCCCTCCGTTCTAGGCAAACACCAACACCATCCCAGCCCGCAATACGCGGGCTTTTTTTCGCCTAAAAATTCATCAAGTGTAAGTTTTTTCTGAAATATTAAACAAAATGTTTGACTGAGAAGATAAACATGGTGTTTAATGACGTCATTGAACAGCAACCACCGGAGCAAATGATGATCAGGAAAAGTAAGCAGAACTGGGCAATAGGAGCAACGGTCAAAGTAGGCTTCTTGAGCGGCTTGCTGGTAGTCGCCGCGGTACCGACTCCAGGTGATTCTGCGCCTGATGCATACGTCCTCTCCCGAAATAACCAGTTCTATTCCTTCGTGCCTCACAACGGCCTTGCAAAGATCGACCCGATAGAAGCCATCGAAATGATTGATTCCGCGAAGGTGCACGCTGAGCGCGCAACAAACGCGGCGATCGAAAAAGCGGCCGCCTCGGCGCGCCATATCGAAGTCATCAACAAGCTGATGTTTGCTTAAAGGAACAGGTCATGTCACGCGCCGAACTAGCAGCACTTGAAGCAGCCCTGATCGCCGCCGGCGAACAGATCCCGGTCGTGCACGTTGCAGCGACGCGCCGTTAATCACTTTTCACAGGAATACGTCATGCACGCCGACACCATCGCCAAAACTCGCACCTTCCGCAGCGCAGAAGCCTGCAGCGACTTTGCGCTCGAACGCGCCTTCGCCCGGTGGGTGGCAGCTCTTGAAATTGCGCTGGGTTTCAAGCTCGATGCGTCAGCACTGGAACTCGCCGACGAACTGTTCGCCTCGGACTGGTCTGTCGAAGACGCGGTCGGTGAATTCTCGAAGGCGGTCTGAATGAGCGCCCGCGACCACGACACCGCCAAGCTGCAAGCCGAGTTGGCCCAGCACCTGGCTGCTGCCACAGCGCCAGCCCCGCGCTTTCACTTCGACGTGACTATTCGCTTCACGGACGGCACGTACCGCAACAAGGTCCGCGCCCGCAACAAAAGTGTGGCGCATGCCATGGCCCTGACGGATGCACGCATGGCCTCGCCCTGCAGCACCTTCTACGGCAAAGAGGTCGGCCACCTGGTCGAGCTGGCCAAACAAGATCAGCGGTCGCCCGCGCCGTAGTTCAAGGCGGGACAGGCCGGCGGGCCGGATAAATGCCCTGTGGGATCAGCATGCCCCGATTGATCTTCGTGAGGATCGGGCGCCCGGGGAAGCCCGGCGCCACAACCAACCTTGAAGGAAATACAGCATGTCGAATTTCAAAGAAAACCAAAAAGTGAACGTCAAGGGCACCAAAACCGACCCGGCGGCGCGCCCCGGCAAGTTCATGAAGACGCATCCGGGCGTACGCGGCGACTTCCTGGAAGTGCTGCTGGACGGCTCGACGCAAAGCCAGCGCTTCCGCCCTTCGCAGGTGTCGGCAGCCTGATTTACCGGTGCGGCCTGGCGCAGGCCGCCACCCCTGCCCTGCGCCAGGCGAGCGCAGGAACCACACTATCAGCGGTTGGGCGGCTCCATGTAGCCGCAGCCGCATGGGGCGTAACGCAGAGGCGCAATACCAAGCCTGTGAAGCGTGAGCAGCCGCTGACAGTGTGGTGAATGCGCAGGCTGATGCGCTGCCCTACGCGGGGCGTTTCTCAACCGGTACCCAGCCCGGAGAGACCATGCAGGCGAAAGCCGATTGGAACACTCAAGCCGGAGTCACGACCCGCACCGGCCGCGCTTCCTGGCGTACGCAGGATTGAAAGCCCCGGAGTGGCTCAGGGCCGGACAGCAAGGGCCGGAACTGGTCGAGTTCGATTCTCGGCAGGGGCGCCACCGAACAACGAAATTAAAATGGGAGCAGCAGAATGTTGACCAATGGACATGCTTGGGCCGGGTATGCGGATCCAGACACATACGTGCCGTGCTATCCGTTGCACGTTGGCTCGAAGCGCGGTTTTGAAATCGGTAGCGGCGTTGGGGTCTGGGATGCAAGCGGCAGGTGGGTGGCCACCTTCCGCAACGCAGAGGACGGCCAGCGTTTCGTTGACGATGGTGTCAAGCGCGCGCAGGAAATGAAGATTGCGCAGAAGCGAGCTTACGACAATTCGAAAATCGACACCGGCGATGATGACCGCACGCTGTGCCGCGTGTGCCTCAAGTACTTTTCGAGCATGGGCATTGGTCAGCATACGAAAGCAAAGCACCAGATGAAGCTGGGGAAAATGCTTGATCTGCGCGTGCCTACGGAGCGCGAGTATCGCAACTTCCTCGCAGCCAAGGCCGGGAGCGCAGCATGAGCTACATCATCACCATTCGCACCGCCAGCACGGTGCACAGCTTCGCCGCGATCGGCAACCTGGCCGCGCTGATCGATGCCGCCTACGACGGCGGCGCCCTGGGCGTCACGGCAATGGTGCGGCCATGATCGCCCTCTTCCACCGCCTCCTGGCCGCCCACCGCCACTACCAGGCGCAGCACCAGCACCACATGAACAAGATGCGCCTGGCCGGCGTGCGCCGCGAGCTGGCCGGCCTCGAAGAAATGCGCAAGGAACTGATCACCGCGCAGATCGAAGCGCTGATCGACTTGGACACATCCGCCGCGCGCGTGAAGCAGCTGGGTCGCGCCCACCGGGAGGCGCAGTGGACGTCGTAAGCCAAGCAGTGATGGACGTGGCCGGCCAGGCCATGCGCAACTGGCATGCCGGCCACGCCATCGTCTACGCCGTCCGCCTGGCGCTGTTGAAGGCAGAAATCATAAAACTCACAAGGAAAAAGTCATGAACGCAGTTACGCAAGAAAGCAGCGCCGCGATGCAGGTTTCGCAAAATGAGCAAGCCGAACTGCCAGTCGTGGCCACCAGCAGCGCTGCTCTGATCCTCGACAGCGCAAGCATGGACAGCATGATGCGCCTAGCCGACATCATGGCCAAAGGCCGCGCCACCATCCCAGAGCACCTGCGCGGCAGCCCGGCCGACTGCGCCGCCGTCATCATGCAGGCCATCCAGTGGCGCATGAATCCCTTCGCGGTGGCGCAGAAAACGCACTTGGTCAACGGCGCTCTGGGCTACGAGGCACAGCTGGTCAATGCCGTGATCCAGTCGAGCGGTGTTACACGGGATCGCTTCAACTATGAGTGGTATGGCCCGTGGGAAAAAATCATCGGCAAGACGCGCGTCTGCAATGCGCCGGCCAAGGGCAAGCCTGGCGAGAACGGTTACAAAAAGGAGTACCAGTACCGCGTGCCGGACTACGACCTCAAGGACGAGGATGGCTTGGGCGTGCGCATCTGGGCAACGTTACGCGGCGAGGCTGAGCCGCGCGTTCTGGAACTGCTATTGGTGCAGGCCAGCGTACGCAATTCCCCGCTGTGGGCGACCGACCCGAAGCAGCAGCTGGCGTACCTGGCTGTGAAGCGCTGGACCCGCCTTTACTCCCCCGACGTCATCCTGGGTGTCTATACGCCCGACGAACTGGACGAAGGCAACCGTGAGGCGCGCGATATTACGCCGGATACCGGAGGCATGCGCGCACCAGCGCCAGCCCAGGCATCCCAAGCATTGATCGACGCTGCCGAAGCTGCCGCAGGCAAAGGTGTAGCAGCCTATCAAAAATTCTGGACTGAAACCGGCGTGCCAAATCGAAAAGCCCTGGCTGCCGATCATGAAAGCCTGAAAGCAAAAGCAAAAGCTGTGGCTGCAGATCAAAGTCGTACGGTTGATGCGGCGCCGGCGTCCAGTGCAACGCCTCCCCCGCTCTCGCCTGAAATGGAAGAGTTGGCTGCCGATCTTGGCGCAGTCGCTGACGAGGGTCTGGAAGCATTTGTTGGCGCTTGGGATCGACTCTCCAAGACCACGCAGGACAAGCTGGCCGGCGCCTACCCGGCAATGAAGGCACGGGCAGAAGCTGTCGAGGTGGCCAAATGATCATCCTTACCTGCGAGCAGGGAAGCCCCGAATGGCATGCCGCCCGGGCTGGGGTCATCACCGCCAGCATGTTCGTAGTGGCGCGCGCCAAGCTGAAATCGGGTGCGAACAAAGGCCAGCCCACCTCGGCAGCCAATGATTACGCCTTCCGCCTGGCCATCGAGCGCATCAGCGGCATGCCGCTCGACGAAGGATTCGAAACCTATGCCATGCGACGCGGCCACGACCTTGAGCCAGCCGCACGCCATGAGCACGAAGTGCAAAGCGGTCACGTTGTCGAGCGCGCTGGCTTTGTCCTTACCGAGGATCGATTGTTCGGCGCTAGCGCGGACGGCCTGATTGGCAACGATGGCGGCAGCGAATACAAGTGCCTTATCTCGCCAGAACGCCTCCGCGACGTTCTGATAAATGGCGATTTCAGCGAGTTCATGGACCAGGTGCAGGGCTGCATGTGGATCACGGGCCGCCGCTGGTGGGATTTCTGCCTGTACTGCCCTGCTCTGGCTCCAGTCGGCAAAGAACTGTGGTTCCGCCGCGTCGAGCGCGACGACGCCTACATCGACGCAATGGTGCTCGACCTGGTCGATTTTGAAAAACTGGTTACTGAAAACGAAACAATTTTACGAATGAAGGAGGCAGCATGATCACCGAAACCACCCAGGCCGCGCCGGCCGCCACCGCCCTCACCCTGCCGCAGCGCGCGGCCGTCGCGCTGGGCGCCGTGGACTACGAGGCAAAAATCAAGGAGCAGGTTGCGGCCTCGACCGACATCACCGCCGTCATCGATCCCGCCGGCCGCGAGCAGGCACACCGCATCGGAATGAACCTGCTGAAACTGCGCACCGGCATCAAGGCCGTCGGCGAGGCCGCACGCAAAGACGCGACCGACTTCAGCAAGGCGGTAATTGCCAAGGAAAAAGACCTGATTGCGCTGATCACGCCAGAAGAAAATCGCGTGTTCGAGCTGCGCGACGCCTACGACACCAAGGTTGAGGCCGAGAAGCAAGCTGCGATTGCGAAGGAGCGCGAGCGCATTGCCGCGATCCAGGCTGATATCGCGGCAATCCATGATGCGCCGCTGGAACTGGTGGACAAGTCCGCTGCCGACATTCAGGCGGCTGAAGCTACCGTGGCAGCCATCGTCGTAGATAAGGAGCGCTTTGCCGAATTCGAGAAGGATGCTGCCAAGGTCGTTGCCGAAGTGAGCGCCAAGCTGGCCAGCCTGCACGCCGCAGCAGTGGCGAACGAAGAAGAAGCCGCCCGCATTGCCGCCGAGCGCGCCGAGTTGGCGCAACTGCGCGAAGCGGCTGCCGAGGCCCGGCGCATCGCCCAGGTGGAAGCTGACCGCATCGCTGCCCAGCGCCAGGCCGAAGACGACCGCCGTGCGGCGCTGGTCGCCGAGCAGGAAGCCGAGGCGCTGCGCCAACGCGAGGCCCAGGCCGCTGAATTGAAAAAGCAGGCAGACGCCCAAGCAGAGCAGAACCGGCTGGAGCAAGCGGAAATCGCACGCCAGCGCCAGGAACTGCTGGACATGCAAACCGCTGCAGCAGAAGCCGCACGGCTGGCCCAGGTCGACGCCGACCGCTTGGCCAATGAAGCTGTGCAAGCCGAGCAAGCCGCACAGCTCGCCGTGGCGCGCGCCGCCGAGCAAGCCGCACAGGTTGCCGCGCCTGCGCCCTCCGCTCCTATCGGCATCCACCGCGCGCCCGCCGCCATCGCGCCGGCCGTTAGCCGCCCAGCGCCAGCACCTGACCTGCTCGACGCCACTGCCGATGACCTCTACCCATCCGACAGCGACATCCTCGATGTGATGTTTGACCAGTTCGGGCTGACGGCGGCGGAGGCCATCGACCGCCTGGCCAAGTTCGACTTTGCCGCCGCGCGCGCCGGCCTGATCGCCGAAGCCGCATAAACACCGCCCCGCCCACCACCTGGAGAAACCAATGAATACAGCAGTCGCAGCACCACAAATCACCCTGCAAGCCATTCAGTCCTCGCAGATTGCCGCCATCGGCCACTGCCCGGCTACCGAAACCCTGGCCGTGCAGTTTTTCCGCAAGGGCGCGCCGGCGGACGTCTACCACTACGCCAACGTCACGGCCACCGAATATGCCGCCTTCGCTGGCGCCGAATCCATCGGCAAGCACTTCTACGCGCACATCAAGCCGCATGCCGACAAGCACCCGTACACGAACATGGGCACGCCGGCCGTCGAGCTGGCGCCGGTCAAGCTGAGCAAGGAACTGCTGGCCGGGCTGCTGACGGGCCGCGAATACGGTAAGGAAATGGTAAAGGAAGAAGAGCAGCAGGCCAAGGCGGCCGGCCTGATCGTGATCTTTGGTGCCAGCGACGACCTGATGGAGTTCCGTGGCTTCGTGGACGACGAGCGCGGCGCGCCGACCATCGCACTGCTCGACGCCAAGGGCTTGCTGCCATTCCGCGAGGATATCCAGCACGACGACGATGCACTCAAGGACTATTTCGCCCGTGCGCCGCAGGTGCGCGCCGTGGACGCCCTGTGGGACAAGGAAGACGGCTACAGCTGGACTTACCGCACCGAAGTGCCGCACGCCACCTTTGAAATCGTGGAAGACGGCGAGCCGTATTGCCGCGGCATCGTGATCGACGTGGCCGACCTGGGCGGCGCAGCATGACCACCCGCGCCGAACGCCAGGCTCAGGCGACAGCAAAGCTCCAGGCTGCTTGCGAAAAGTTCAACGCCGCGCACCAGGTCGGCGCCGCCGTCAGCGTCGAGCTGGACAGTGGCGAGATCCGCGAGACGGTCACCGTCAGCGAGGCGCAGGTGCTCAGCGGCCACACCGCAGTCATCTGGCTGGATGGCGTTAGCGGGTGCTATGACCTGGAACGCGTGACGGCTTTAAAGGCGGCGATAGCATGAGCGCCGTCTGCACCGAAGAGTGCTTCTTGCGCGACGTCGCCGAACATGCGATGACCGTGATCCGCGAAGACGGCGTGAACCGACATATCCGGTTCTCCAAACCAGGCACGAGCTGCATGCACTTCGACCTGATCACCTGGCCTGGCTACCTCTGCTACACCGGTGACATGGGCACCTATGTCTTTCAGCGGCTGACCGACATGTTTGAGTTTTTCCGCACAGGCCGGGAATACAAAAAACTCAAAGGCGCTAAATTGGCGGTCAACCTCGCGTACTGGGGCGAAAAGCTCCAGGCGACAGACCGCGACGGTTATCGCAAGTATTCGGCCGAGAAATTCAAGGCGAATGTCATGGACTGGGTTGAGCAACGGGGGCTGACCGGAAAGCTTGGGCACGGCCTACGTAATGAGCTTCAATCCGAAGTACTGGACCATGCAGACGATGGCGCCGACACGGCCTACCGCGCGGCAATGGACTTTGTCTGGAACGGGAAGCGCGTTTTCCCCGATTTTTACGAGGTAGACAGCGAGGATTACTCGCACCGCTTCCTCTGGTGCTGCTACGCGCTGGCCTGGGGCATCGAGCAATACGACGAGGTCAAGCAGTCGGCGGCCGAGGCGGGGCCAGCATGATGGCGCGCCGTGCCGCAGGAGCACCGCCATGACGAAACAGACCTATTTCCTCGTCCACGACGAGGCGCGGCGCCGAGCGGTCGAATTCGCCAAAACCGCACCGCCCGGCTGGATGGTCGTGTTTTCCGAGCCAAAGAAGAAGCGCGCCCAGGAAGAAAAGTACCACGCCATGATCGGCGAGATCGCCAAGCAGATCGAGCACATCGGGCGCAAGTGGGATGCGGACGACATGAAGCGGCTACTGGTGGACGAGTTTGCCGACGAAATGCGCCTGGCCGGCACGCCGCTGCACCACGACGGACGCGTGACGCCCAGCTTCGACGGGCGCCGCATCGTGCAGCTGGGCGTCCAGACCAGCGACTTCTACGTGAAGGAAGCCGCGCAGTTCATTGAATTTTTGTATGCCTTCGGTGCCGCGCGCGGCGTCGTGTTCTCAGAATAAGGAATCGTCATGTTTTTCAAGAATTTGCAGATTTACCGCTTGCCCGCCCCTTGGGCCATGACAGCCGCCGCGCTCGAGCAGGCGCTGGCGCCGCAACAGTTCACGCCCACCACCAGCATGGACCTGGTGCGCCAAGGCTGGGCCCCGCCGCGCGCCGCCGGCACGCCGCTCGTGCACGCCGTGGGCGGCCAGTTCCTGCTGCAGCTGAAAACCGAGAAAAAGCTGCTGCCGTCGACCGTGGTCAACCAGGTGGCCGCCGCCCGCGCGCTGGAAATGGAAGAAGCCCAGGGCTTCGCGCCCGGCAAGAAGGCCATGAAGGAACTGAAGGAGCGTGTCACCGACGAGCTGCTGCCGCGCGCCTTCGCCATTCTCAGCACCACGGCAGTGTGGATCGACCCGATCAACGGCTGGCTGGTGGTGGACGCGGCAAGTCCGGCCAAGGCGGACGAGGTGGTCAAGCTGCTGCTGAAATCCGTCGACAAGCTGCCGCTGGAAAGCCTGCGCGTGCGGCGCTCGCCGGTGGGCGCGATGACAGAATGGCTACAGGCGGACGAATCCCCTGCCGGCTTCACGGTCGACCAGGACGCGATCATGCGCGCCACAGGCGAAAGCAAGGCCCAGGTGGCATACAAGCGCCACACGCTGGAAGCGGACGATATCCGCCGCCACATCGCCGCCGGCAAGCAGTGCACGCGCCTGGCCATGACCTGGAGCGACAAGATCAGCTTCGTACTGGACGAGAGCCTGGCCATTAAATCGGTGAAGCCACTGGAGATCATCAAGGAAAGCGCCACGCGCAACGACGACGAGCGCTTCGACAGCGACTTCGCCCTGATGGCCGGCGAGCTGGCGAAGATGCTGACCGATCTGGTCGAGGCACTGGGTGGCGAAGCCGAGGTAGATGCGCGGCCGCAGGGCGCGGCCGTCGACGCGGCGCCGGCCAAAGGCCACGAACCAGTGCGCGAGCAACGCGTGGTGCTGGAGTTGAATGGCCAAGCGCCCGGTACCGTGCCGCCAGGTGACGGCAGCGCGAGCGATCCGCTGTACGAGCAGTCCGTCGAGCTGGTGCGCAGCCGGCAGCGCGCATCGATATCCCTGGTGCAGCGGTATTTGGGCATTGGCTACAACCGGGCTGCCCGGCTGATCGAGGCGATGGAAGCCGGCGGCGTGGTCAAGGGCACGCAGGGTATCTACACGGTCGCGGCCGTGGCGGGAGCTGCAGCATGAGCGGCGTGCGCACCCCTGGTCTGCTTTTCGTTGCCGAAACGGGCCAGGATGAAGGTAGCAGTCCAGAAACCGTGATCCGTGGAATGGACGGTCAGGCCGGCGTGGCGGTCGCCATCGACTTCGGCGCGAACAATCCGGGCATGCGCGAGGCCAATGCACATCGCCTGGTCGCCTGCTGGAATGCGCTCGACGGACTGTCCGACGATCATCTTGCCGGCGGCTGGAACGCGCGCGGCATGAGTGCCTACGCAAAGGGGCTGGAAGAAAAGCTGCGCGTGGCGCGCGACTTGCTCTTGGCGATCAAGAAGCTGGACGATGGCGGCGACATTACCGATCACGATGAGGGCACGCCTTGTACCTCGGAGAAATTCGATGAGGTGATGGTAAGCGTGCGCGAAGTCTTGAGAGGTGGCGCCACATGATCAACCGCCTCTACGCCGTCAGCGCCACAGTGACGGCCGTCATCATGGCAACCAGCGAGCGCGAAGCTGAAAACCGCTTTGGGTTGAGCTCTTGCGAGATCAAAGGTAGGAAATGGGAAGGGATGATTAAGGAGGACCGTCGCTGCCGTGCGTGTCGTCGTTTCCATGACCCTCATCGCTCTCAAGCATGTTAAGGAAGTCAGCTACATGCACTTTTTTAAAATACTTCGCATAGATGGGTTCGCAGTGTTCGATCGAGTGCCCATCAAGGCATGTTGCGAACGCGTCGGCCATGTCCTGCGACTCGAAAATGTAAACATAATTACCCACTTTTACCACGCTAAACCGTTCGTAATGAGTCATATACCCTCCATATTTCAAAATAAGCAATATACCAGATAAGGAAAGGAACTTGACAAAAATGCAGAATTTAATCCTTCCGGAGGTCCGATGAAAGAGCACCCCATCCTCATGAACTGCGCCATGGTGCGCGCCTTGCTCGACGGCAGCAAGACGCAGACGCGGCGCATTATGAAGCCGCAACCAGAGCCGACCCCGCATCGTCCAGGCGACTACCAGTGGCCTTGCAATGCGTTCCAGTCGATGGTGAGCGTTTCGGATACGCGTGCGCCTGGCGCCCACGGCATGGCCGGCGACGCGTGCCCACACGGCGGGCATGGTGACGGTCTGCGCGTGCGCGAAACGTTCTTCGCCTACGGCCGCTGGGTGACGCGCTACAGCAAGAAGAAGCGCCGTGACGAATGGCACTTTATCGACATGACCGTCGAATGCGACCGCGCATACCAGTACGACGCCGAATCCCCGGACGTGCCGCTGGCGGCCGGGCGCGGCGGCGCACTACCCGGCTGGTACAAGCGCCCCTCTATCTTCATGCCTCGCGCTGCCAGCCGCATCTTGCTGGCGATCGTGTCGGTGCGCGTCGAGCGCCTGCAGGACATCAGCGATGCCGACATTGTTGCCGAAGGCATCGATATGGAAGCGCTGGCGGAATCGCAGGAGCGCTACGACGCGATTGCCAAGGATGGCAACGCATCCGGCCGGGCTACGCTGCGCACGACCTGGCGCGATCTGTGGGAGTCGACCGGCGGCGAGTGGGAAACGAACCCGTGGTGCTGGGTAATTTCGTTTAAGCGGGTGACGCCGTGAGCGCAATGATCCTGCGCAGCGTGGCGGAAACACTGCCGCGATTCGCATATCGGTTCGCGAACGAGGTGGTCCTGCACGAGGGCATGGCGCAGGTGCTCACCGAAGCCGGAATCGAATTCCAGCGCGAGGTGGTAGCTGGGTCGAAGGATCGTTTCGACTTCCTTGTCGCGCCCGGCATCGTCATCGAGGCCAAGATTAAAGGCTCGCTATCGCAGGCGCTCACGCAAATCGCCCGATACGCCGCCCGGCCAGATGTCACGGCCGTGCTGCTGGTAACGACCAGGTTCTGGGGTACAGCTGGCGCCAAGGTCGAGCAACTGCACGGCAAGCCGGTGCGCATTATCAAACTGACAGGAGCATCGTTTTGACTTCGACATACGGAACCATCAACTATACCGAGCGTTTCTGGCTTATCCAGGGCGAACCGTTCGTGCGGGCGCGACTGAAGCGCGTTTTCCCGCGCGTGCCGCAGCATGCCGCCAAGCACATCTGCATTTCGGTGACGCCGGAGAATACGCGCGAACTGGCCTGGTTTATCGACCGGTACCCGATGGACGTCGATCGCCGCGACATCATGGATCGCCTGGCCGATCAGCATCGGGACAGCGAAACGCGGCTGGCGGACCTGATGGCTGGCCACGTGGCGCCCTTCGATATCAAGCTCGCTAAGCCGGCGCGCGAATACCAGGCCTTCGCCGCGCAGATGCTCGAGCTGAAAGGCGGCTTCCTGCTGGCGGACGACCTGGGCCTGGGCAAAACGGTTTCGGCCATCTGCGGCATGGTGCGCGCCGAGAATCTGCCCGTCGTGGTGGTCTGCCCGGCGCACTTGCCGCGCCAGTGGCGCGCCATGATCAAGGAGTTCGCGCCCGACCTGACCGTGCACATTCTCAAGAAAGGTTCGCCATACGACCTGATGCCGCGCTCGCGCTCGAAGCAGATTGAACTGATTCCGCCGCGCCTGCCGGACGTGATCATCACCTCGTATCACAAGCTGCGTGGCTGGGCAGAGACTTTGCACGGCGTGGCGAAATACGTGGTCTATGACGAGTGCCAGGCGCTGCGCAGTCCCGGCACCGCAATCTACCAGGCTGCCGCACACCTTGGCGCCGGTGCCGCGCGCCGCATGGGCCTGAGCGCAACACCGATCTATAACTATGGCCACGAGTTCTATCACGTGCTGAACGTGGTGGCGCCCGAGGCGCTGGGCGAGTACGACGAATTCGTGCGCGAGTGGTGCTCGACCGAAGTTGACGGCAAGGCCAGGCTGGCCAACGCCAAGGAATTCGGTGCCTACCTGCGCCGCGAAGGCATCATGCTGCGCCGTACGCGCGCAGATGTGGGCCGCGAGCTTCCCGACTTGTCGAAGATCGTGCACGAAGTAGACGCCGACGAGAAGGCGCTCGATGCCTTACAGAGCGACGCAGTCTCTCTGGCTAAGATCGTCCTGCGCCATAACGAGCAGTTCCGCGGTGAAAAGATGCAGGCCGCCGGCGAATTCGACGCGCTGATGCGCCAGGCCACTGGCATCGCCAAGGCGCCCTATGTTGCCGAGTTCGTCAAATTATTGCTCGACAGCGGCGAGCCGATTGTGCTGTTTGGCTGGCACCGTGCGGTCTATGGCATCTGGATGGAGGCGCTGGCCGACTTCAATCCGGTGCTGTACACCGGTAGCGAGTCGGCGAACCAAAAGGACGAGGCGGTCAGCGCTTTCCTGACTGGCAAGGCCCAGGTGCTGATCATGTCACTTCGATCCGGCGCTGGCGTCGACGGCCTGCAGGGCTATTGCAATACGGTTGTGTTCGGCGAACTGGACTGGTCGCCTGGCGTGCACGAGCAATGCATCGGGCGGGTGCACCGTGATGGCCAGGATGCGCCCTGCTCTGCTTACTTCCTGGTGTCGGACAGCGGCGCCGACCCGATCATGGCCGAAGTGCTGGGCGTGAAGCGTGAGCAGATCGAGTCGGTGCGCAATCCGGACTCGGCGCTTGCCGAACGGATCAACACTGGCGAGAACAACATTCAGCGACTGGCGCGGGAATTTTTGGCGCGGCGAGGTGAGGCTTTAACGCCAGTGGAAACGGTAGCCGCACTCCCAGGCGTGCCGGGAGCTGCGACATGACCGACAACGACGAAGTGCCCAACAGCGAGCGCAGCCCCGGCGCCGCACGGGTGGCGGCAGCCCTGATACTGATTTACGTGGCGGCGACCTTGGCGGGCGTCCTGGCCGCGACAACCTGAAAGGTGGATATGAGCAAGCTTATTGAATGGGCGCCGGTCGTGCGCGACACCAACGGATCATATGTGCATCCGGACCTGCCGGCTATTGATGATGGCGACGTCGAGAATGTGAAGAAATGGCTCCAGTCCCATGGGCTACTGATGCAGATGGTATGGATGAAGAGTGACGCGCCGGCCATGTTCGATAGCCACGGTGATGGTGATCCATGTGCAATTGCCGCCTGGCAGCCCGCGCCGCCAGCTGGCGATGACTGGTTCCTGCTGGCTCTGCACGAAAGCGAGGACGGCCCGGTGGCATGGTTCGCCCGCCGTGCGCCGGTGGCGCAATGAGTGGGCGCAACCCAGCGCCGCCGCCGGAAACCCCGGCCGAGGCCGCCTACAAGTTGGACCGTGCAGTGCTGCGCGCGATCCACACCTGCCAGCCCGTACTGTTCGAGGGCAAGCAGCACCACTTGCGAGCCATGGGTACCCAGGTGCTGGGCGGGGGCGTGTCTTCCGTGATCTACCTGATGGGCGACGCGACAGCGCGCCAGCCCGGTGAAATAACCTTTTTGGAGCATGCAGAATGATTAATCTCTTAGCCGGGAGCGCGCCATGAACATGAGCGACGTAGAAATGCGCCATATCGCCGAAATGGTGGCGGCGCTGGGCGGGGCTGGCGGCAAGCGCACCGCCACCACGGCCGGCGAACTGAACAGGCAACAGATCTGCGCCGCCCTCGGCGTCAGCGAATCAACGATCCGCCGCCTCGAACAGGCCGGGCTGCCATACACACCGGTCGGCGCGCGCTCCAAGCGCTACGACCTTGAAGAATGCAAGAACTGGTTAAAGGAGAACAACCAATGTCCATCTGGGACGACAAAAAAGGCAGGAAGCACGTCGGCATCATGGTCGATGGCAAAAGAATTCACAGAAAGCTGCCGGAAGGCGCAACTACGAGTGATGCCAAGTTAGCTGAGGCAGAGTTGCGCGCGGCGGTTGCGCGCGCTCCGAAAAGCCAACAGGTGCACATTCCCGGCGACCCGCCGATGGCCTTCATCCTCGCGCTCTACGTCGAGCACGCCGCCAGTTTGCGTAGTAGCGACACGTCGAAGCATCATGCGAAACGGCTTGGACCTTGGGCGGAGCGCTACAAAGCAAGCCAGGCCCAGGAGTTTGCCGATCATGTTATCCGTGACATGAGCAAGCTCATACCAAATAAGAAAACCGGCAGACTAGAGCCTGCCTATGCGCCAGCAACGGTGAACCGGTCATTGGCCTGCGCAAAAAAAGGCTTGCAGCTGGCATGGCGCCAGCGCCTCGTTCCTGAAAACTATGGCTTGCGGATCGATAACGTGGCCGTCAACAACAAGCGCGAGGTGTTTCTCACGGTTGAGCAAGTGAGGAAGATCGCAGCCTTCTGCACGCCGATTGCGCAGGCCGCGATATGGGCGGCACTGCTGACTGGCGCGCGCCGCGGTGAGCTGTTTCAGATCCAGCGTGAGCATATTGGAAAGGACTCGATTACCTTTCCTGCCAGCAATACTAAAACACTCCGGATGCGCGTGGTGCCTATCATCCCGGCCTTACGGCCATGGTTGAAGTATTTTCCGTTGGAGATGACGTTGTACGGTGTGCAGTCCTCGTGGCGCCGCGCACGCGTCAAGGCTGGCATGCCTCATGTGAATTTCCATGACCTGCGCCATTCTTGCGCGAGCATCATGCTGGGCTTGGGCGTGGACCTCTACACCATCAGCAAAATTCTCGGCCATGCCAATGTGCAAACAACACAGCGCTACGCACACCTGCAGGTGGATGCTCAGCGCCTCGCGCTGGACAAGCTGTCCGCTCTGGTGGTGGCAAAGTAA